GATAAAACTTTTCCTGTTTTTTTAAAAAATTCTCTTAACAATATTTGCAATTTTAATTTATTTTTAATATTAAGATCTATTATTTTAAAATCAAAAAATATGGAAGGCGCTTTTTATGTTGAGACTTGAAGAAATTAAAAAAGATTTTAAGACAGACAACAACGTCGTAAACGTCTTGAAAGGCATCACGATCCAATTCCGCAAACAAGAATTCGTGGCAATACTCGGCCATTCCGGCTGTGGCAAAACAACCCTTCTGAACATAATCGGCGGGCTGGACAAATGCACGTCGGGCAACGTCATCATCGACGGCCGCTCCACGAAAGAATACAACGACCTTGACTGGAACGATTATCGCAACAAGCGTATCGGCTTCGTCTTCCAAAGTTACAATCTGATTCCGCACCTGACGGTTCAGAAAAACGTGGAACTTTCGATGACGCTTGCGGGCGTTACAAAAGAAGAACGCCATGCTCGCGCGCTTGAAGCGCTTGACAAAGTCGGGCTGAAAGCCCATGCCAGAAAACATCCGTCGCAACTTTCGGGCGGACAAATGCAGCGCGTCGCGATTGCCCGCGCCATTGTCAACAATCCCGAAATCATTCTTGCGGACGAACCGACGGGCGCGCTCGACAGCGAAAGCGGCGTCGAGGTTATGGAACTGCTGAAAGAAATTTCAAAAGATCACCTTATCGTCATGGTCACGCACAACTCGCAACTTGCCGACGAATACGCAACCCGTATTCTCAATATGTCGGACGGCGTCATCGTCGGTGACACGAACGAGTACACCCTTGACGAGTGTCTTAGCGACGAGGCGGCAGACCTTGCCGCAAAAACCGCCGCCGAAGAAAAAGCGCTTTCCGACATCGAACAGTCGGGTGCGAAAAACGCCAAGCGCGCGCTGAAACGCATTGAAAAGAAAAAGCGCAAAAAGGCGTCGATGTCGCCGCTCACCGCGTTTTCGCTGTCTTTCACAAACCTGATAAGCAAAAAAGGCCGCACGTTTCTGACGTCGTTTGCGGGGAGCATCGGTATCATCGGCATAATGCTTGTTCTCGCGCTTTCGACGGGCGCAAGGTCGTTCATTTCAAAAATGGAAGAAAACGCGCTGTCGCAATACCCCATCGAAATCAGTGAAAGCAACACGGACTTGTCGGCGATTCTGTCCCTTCTGACAACGGACACGGCAAAGCGCGAAAAATATCCGTCGGGCGACACGATTTATACGCAACAAGTCATCGGCAACGTCCTTGATAATATCCCTTTGCTGACTTCAAAGAACGATTTGGCACGATTAAAGTCGTATATCGACAACAACTTTGACGAAACGATCGGTTACGTCAAGTACAACTACGGCACGGATTTCGACGTTTACTGCGGCTACACTCACTCGAAAGGTGACGAAGACAAGTATATGAAAGTGCAGCCTTTCGTCGACGCGATTGCGGATATTCCCGTGCTCTCCGGCTTCAAGGATCAGCTTGAAATGTTCTCGTCCTATCTCACCGTGTGGGACGAAATGACCGACAACACAACGCTTCTGAACCGGCAGTACGAACTTTTGGGCAATTCCAAATGGCCGACGAATTACGACGAAGTCGTGCTTGTCGTCGACCGCAAAAACCAAATTAACGACTATACGCTCTTCGCGCTCGGGCTTAAATCGAAAGACGATATCGGCAGCGCGTTGGGAGGCTCGACCGGCGGCGAAAACAGTTTCAGCAACTCGACGTTTTCGATAAGCGATATTATCGGTGAAAACGGCAAAGAGCCCCTGCAATACCAAATCGCCACGGGTTGCGACTATTATCACAAAAACACCGAAACGGGAAAATGGGAAAAAATTTCCGCAAGGGACGATCAACGCGCAAAAACATTTATCGACGGCGAGACCGACGGCAGAAAGAATACCGTGAACGTGAAAGTCGTGGGCGTCGTACGTCCCCGCGAAGACGCAAACGTTACGTCGATAAACGGCAACATCGGCTACACCGCCGCCCTGTCCAGGTATCTTTCGGAGCGCGCGTCGGAACATCCGCTTGTCAAGGCGTTGAACAACGACGAGGTCGGTATCAGCGAAATCGATCCGAGCACTGACTTCGATTCTCTCATGCTGAAACTCGGCGTGTCCGACGTCGACAAGCCCAAGAAAATCAAAATCTATGCAAGTTCGTTCGACTCCAAAGAGAAAATCCTTGCGTTCCTTAACAACTACAACGCGACTCTTCAAGCAAACGGCGAAACTCCCGTGAAATACAGCGACAACCTGTCGATGATAATGGCATACGTGGAGTCGATGACCGCAACCATAACGGGCGTACTCATAGGTTTTGCCGCGATATCCTTGATTGTTTCGTCGATAATGATTGCAATCATAATATATACGTCGGTCATTGAAAGGAAGAAAGAAATCGGCGTATTAAGAAGTATCGGCGCAAGGAAACTCGACGTGTCGAGCGTATTCATTGCGGAATCGGGCATTATCGGTTGTCTGTCGGGCGTGCTGGGCATCGCGATATCGTATATACTGATTTTGCCGATAAACGCGGTCATTGCAAAGCTGTTCAGCGTACAGCACCTTGCGACGCTTTCCTGGTGGCAGCCGCTTATGATGTTCGGTATCAGCGTCGTATTGGCGGTGCTTGCGGGATTTGTACCGGCGCATATGGCGGCAAACAAGGATCCTGTCGCGTGCCTGCGCTCCGAATAACCGACGATTCCACAAGGACGGAAATTTTCCGTCCTTTTTTTTGGCAATTTTTCCGATAAGTTTTAATAAAGTTGCCCTATCCGCCCGTTTTGTGCTATAATCCGTCATAGACGTATCCGTAGCTCAGTTGGATAGAGCACCGGCCTCCGACGCCGGGTGTCGAGGGTTCGACTCCCCCCGGGTACACCATCAAGACACACGCAAAAGGAGCGTATAAAACTCCGCTGCGTGTGTCTTTTTCTATGCAAAACAGGGGTAAATTGCCGTTTTCGTGGCAGTTTACCCTTTTTGTTGTTTCTTCGAGTATCGCCGTAGGGATTTGTTCTTCACTCGCTTTGAAAAGTCACAAGCCTTTAACGATTGCACAAAAAGGATTTTTGCACGATAAGGAGCGTATGATTTCTTCTGTCTTAATCAACGAAAAAATGACCGACCACACTCTTATGAACGCAGTCGGTCGTTTGCTTATAAAGTTTCTCTTACTGTTATTCCGCACTCGAACTCTATTTCGATTTCCTTGTTGGACAGCACGGTGATTTTCCGCACAAGACTTTTGAACATCACTCGGTCGAACTCTTCAAGTATCTTTCCTGTCTGTAGCAGTTTGGTCACTTCTTCGATTCGGTAAGATGCGAGTTGGACTTTTCCTTGCTCGGACAGTATCTCTTCTTTTCTCATAAGCTGTTGGTCTATTTTCATTCCGACCTGCTGACTTTGCTGTTCATATTCTTTATCGGTAATCTCTCCGTTGTTCCTTTTCATCAGCAGTTCCATCATCTGCTCTTGTAGCTTTTCTATCTCGGCATTCACTTCATTTATCGCTGTCGCACAGGAGTCCGTTATTTCGCTCACGGTCGCACTTTGCAGTTTTTCAAGTATTCGTTCCTTGTCTCCTATAAGTTCATTCAATGCCCTTACAAACGCTTTCTCAAGGGCTTCTTCCTTGATAGGTCGACTCTTGCAGTATTCAGCTCCTGTGTTTTCGTGTCTTTTGCACACCCATATGTAGTACTTCTTATATTTGTTGTACTGTTGGTGTCTTCGGTAGGTTTCCCCGCATTCGCCGCATACTATCATTCCGCTGAACGGATATTTACCTGAAAACTTTCCGCATCCCGTTTCACCTGTACTTCGTAGCGACTGCCTGTTTTGGAACTCTTGCTGTACCATGTCGAATGTCTCTTTCGATATGATAGCCGCATGGCTATCTTCCACATACCAGCTCTGCGCGAATCCTTCGTTTTTAATTCGCCTTGGGGATAGAAAGTCTGGAAGGTATGTTTTTTGCAGGTGGCAATCGCCCTTGTACTTTTCATTTTGCAGTATCGACTTCACCGTGGAAGGATGCCATGTTTCTCTGCCTGACGGCGATGCTATACCATCTCGCTCAAGTCCTTCAGCGATTTCTTTCAGACTTTTACCGTCAAGGAACTCCGCATATATCCTTCTAACCGTTATTGCCTCTTCTGGCACGATTTTCAGCACCGTTCCCCTCTTGTCTCTCGTGTATCCAAGGAAGTGTTTCGTGTTAAGGATCACCTTACCCTCTTGGAACTTTTTCTTGACGCTCCACCTTATATTATTGGATATGCTCCGACTTTCTTCTTCCGCAAGGCTTGCCATTATCGTAAGAACGAACTCGCTCCGCTCTTGTAGCGTGTCAAGGTTTTCTTTCTCAAATATGATTCCGATACCATCCGCTTTCAATTTTCTTGCGGTCTGTACGCAGTCGAGCGTGTTCCTTGCGAATCGGCTGACCGATTTCGTAATTATAAGGTCTATCTTTCCGTCTTCGCAGTCCTTTATCATTCGTTTGAACTGCACTCGCTTGGTATTCTTGCCACTCAAGCCGGGGTCGGCATAAATGTCAACCATCGTCCAATCATCATGGCTTGCTATGAGTTTGGTGAAGTGGTCTACCTGTGCCTCGTAACTGCTCTCCTGTTCTTCGTGATCGGTCGACACGCGTGCGTATGCAGCCACTCGTATTTTTGGCTTTTGCCCCATCGCTATTGACAAAGGGTCAAGTCGTTCGACTCTCGTCTTGGCTGGGATAATCGTAATTTTGGGTTTAGTGTTTGCACAGTTTTCCATTGACATTTCCTGCCCTCCCGTTTGTATATTCTTTCGTTGTCTTATATCCATTTTGGAACTCGAATGTAATCGTCCAGTCTTTTACTGTTGCCTTTACAAGGAACTCCGCCATTTGTTCCGTCAGCTCATCCGATTTCTTATATTTCCCTTTTACCATATCTCTCATTCGTAGATTTTTTATGAGAGTTTCTTGTTCTTTTATCTTTATAAGTATTTTATCGGTTTCTTCTCGGCATTTACTTTCGGAGATATAACCTTTCGCTCGTAGTTGTCGCAGTTCTTGCTCGTTGGCAATAAGTTTTCGCAAGACCTCTTCTTGCTCCGTTATGCCGTTCACATCATTATTCGCGTCAAGGCTTTCGTTGTAGGCTTCAATCAGCAATCTTGTAACGACTTCGTCTTTGATGTCATGTGATGCGCATTCCTTTACCCCATAAACATCCTTTTTCCGACATGACCACTTTATACACATATATGGAGTTCCGTGTGCCGAAGTTTTTCTTTTGAAACTCGTTCCGCACTCTCCGCATATCAGTTTTCCTGATAGCGGATATAATGCCGTAGGTGACCCCATCGGTCGATATTTATTGCTGCGTGCCACCATCATCTCCTGTGCTTTTTGGTAGTCTTCACGCGACACAATCGGTTCGTGATTGTCTTGGACATAATACTTGGGGAGTTCTCCGTAGTTGTATTTCTGCACTTTCATTGTGCTGTATGTCTTCTGCATAAGACTATCGCCACAATACTTTTCGTTTCGCAACATACCCATTATTGTCGATTTACTCCATCGTCCGCAATGCATTGGGGTGTATCCTTCGTTTTCGAGAATATGGCATATGCTTATAAACGAGTTGCCTTGCAGGTACAGTTCGAAGATTCTTCGTACTATGACCGCTTCTTTCTCGTTTATCACTAACCTTCCATCAATCATATCATACCCAAGTATTTGCGTCAGTTCTACACTTCCGTTTGCGAATCGTTTCCGTGCCGCCCACTTTTGGTTTTGACTCATTGATATTAATTCTTCTTCGGCGAGACTTGCCATAACCGTGAGAATTAAACCGCACTTGGGGTCAAGGGTGTGTATGTTTTCGGACTCGAATATGATTTCCACACCTATATCTCGGAACTCTCGAACTATTTCCATTAACTCGACCTTGTTCCGAGCGAATCTCGAAACCGACTTCGTGTATATTCTGTCGATTTCGCCATTTCGTACTTTTTGAAACATCCTTTTAAGTCCATCTCGCTTTTTCATAAACGCACCGCCGATGCCCTCATCGGAGAATAAGCCAACATACTCTACGGACTCGTCGCTTGCAAATCGTTTCTGCCAATAATTGGACTGGAACGCGAAACTATCTTCTTGTGCTTCGCTATCGGTGCTGACACGAACATACGCACATACCCGTGGTTTCTCCTTCCTTGTTGTAGGTATCTCTTGAATATTCATTTCTCACGCTCCTTTCTCGTTCGTTTTTCGGCTCTGCCGACTGGACTTGAACTGCGATAAAAAATTTGTCCCGCCCTTTTTATCGGGCAGGACAAACAATACCGTGCTCACTTATAAAAGTCCAGACAAAAACTGCTTTATTCTGAAACTTTTTTGATAATTCTTTCCTTCTCTGACGAAGTGATTAGTCCCCTTTTCAAAAGGCTTTTTAATACGCTTTCAATTATTAGTTTTTCCATCGTCTTTATCGTCCTTTTTGCCAAGTTGCTTGATGATTTGGTTCGTTCCCGTAGCCGTCAGTCCGCTCGCACCACCGATGACGATTGCCACCACGATATTCGGTGCGGGGATGATACTCGGCAAAGCGTAAAAACAAATAATGCCACACACGATTCCGAGCGCCGTTGCAATAAGCGGAATACACCGCTTGAACTTTTCGTTCTCTCCGACTGCGTGTTTAATGATATTGATTGTCCAGTACACGACCGCAGCAATCGCCGGGACGCTGATTAAATTCAAGTATTGTTCCATTTATCTTCCCCTCCTTATTTCTTGGAATTTTGTTCGAGCAAATACTCGTAGAGTTCATCCTTAACTTCCGCATAGGCTTTCATCGCCTCTTTCATCTCGCCGTTGGTTTTCCCGTCTCGAATGGCTACCGCATCCGCATACGTCAGTTTCCCCACAGCATCTATACTTTTTAGTATCAGCATGTTCTCTTTGGCTTTTGCTCTGTCTCGCTCTTCATCTACCTTTTGCTTTTTCTTGAAAAATCTTTGCAAGAAAAAGAGCACCATTCCGCTGATGATGCTCGCACATATACTCATAATTATTGCTACCATATTACTCTATTCCCAACCTATCCTTAACTTCTCTCATTTGCTCCGCTTTTTGAACCGCCTCTGCGTCCAATGTGGCGATGTCTCTATCAAAGGCTATTTCCAATCTCTTGGATCTTTCATATTGACTTACCTGCATATCGTACCAATCGAACCAAGTGCTTAATTCGGAATAAAGAATTTCGTCTTCTTTTTTCTTTAATTCTTCATCCGTATATGGAATGAAAACATAAATGTCCTCCGTTTCTTCGTAGGCATCGCGTCCCGGCACTCCTTTGACATCCACCACTTTTTCCACGTCCTTGCCACCGTTTTCGTATTCCTTTACCACTTCATAATGAAATTGTTCCACCACTTCCTTTACTGCCTCATGATAAATCGTACGTTCATCGCGCTCAAGGCGTCCTTTTGAAAGGTCATAATCCGATATAATTTGTGTTTTTTCTTTGTTATAAACTTCCATATTATCCTCCTTAAGCCGTTCTTTTCCACATATACACTGCTAAATACGGAGGCAAATTGTTGTGTTCATTACCGCCACCCGTATTCTCAAGTGCAGCAAGCAACACACCATGCCCACCACTACCCGCAGAAGTTTTAAAGCCTGTTGTCTCATTAGAACTGTAATGCACAATGTAGTTCATTCCGTCTTTATATTTATTCGCAAAGTGAGTATGCGCAGGCATTTCCGTAGTCGTTAATTTATGTGCTTTTTCGCCGCCTGTACTTCCTATGGAATAGTCAGAACCTCCGCCCACGAGGAATCTGTCGTAGAGTCTTGTCCAAGTTCCTCCGAAGATTGACGCTGGGCTGATATATACCGTGGACATATAAATTGCTCCGACGGGATATGTTTTTTCAAGTAACCCCGTCAAAAGCGATACCGGGACTTCCGTGACAGGAATCGTAACGTTTCCGCTCCCGTCAAAACTTTTAGCCGTTGCAGTAACTCCCGACAAACCGATTGTCCTTGCGGTTTTTAGTTTTACCGACGTTTCGGCTTCCAACGGCAAATCGGTAAGAGTGCCGTTGGCATTCTTAATTTTCGGTCTGTAAGCCATTCACGATACCCCCTTATACTACCTTAAAGAAAAGTCCGCCCGTTGCAAGAGACGCACTCGGAGTGGTCTGACCGCTCGTTCCGATTTCAATCATCTGTCCACCTGCGACAGCAATGCCTTTGGCATTGACCTGAACGGCAGAATAAGTGCCTGCGGCTACACCGCTATCACCCAAAGTGACTGCTATCGTCTTATCGGCAGAGCCGTCCACGCTCTGACTTCCCGATCCGTTGATAGCAGTCGAGCCGTCTTTCTTGACACCCGAATTGACGCTTACACCGAGTGTTCTCGCCGTAGTCCACTTACCTGCCGAAGTCGCACTTGTTGCCGTATCTGCCTTGGTTGCATTATCCGCTTTCGTCGCTGAGCCAACTTTGGTTGCTCCGTTCTTGATGTTAGCAATCTCTGTGACATTGGTATTTGCCTGACTCTTCGCCGCGTCCGCAGTAGTTTTTACTTCACTAATTGCACCGACAACTGTCTTTGCCGTTGTCGCAAGCGAATTATCACTTTTCGTCTGATAGGCGGCAAGGTCAACCTTTTGCGTTTCGAGTGCACTGATTTCAAAGTACCCGTAAGTACCCGTGTTGTTATCGAGAACCTTGCTTACCCAATAATCGGGAGTATCCAAAGCCTTGATAAAGATGTTGTCGCCCACTTTGTAGTCGGTTTTAGCAGCCGCTTTCAATGCTGTTGTCATTGCCGCTATGGTATCGAACGAAACAGCCTTCGCTCTACCTTCCGCAAGCGAATACGCACTGTTTGCTTTGTTCTGCGCATTAGTTACAGCGGTGCGAATATCCGAGTGCGCCGTTCCGGACGTATTGTGAGCGTTCACCGCTCCGCTCGGTTCAGCGCCGATGTTGGCAGGAGTAAGGTTGACGTTACCCTTCCTGTAAGTCGTTTCCTTATCGCCCTTTAACCCGGTTACGATACCGCCACTCTCAATGTTTTTGACTTGTTCGTAGACCTTATCGATTGCACCTTGTACGTTCTCCGCCGCAATACCCGACGTTGTACCTTTATACTTAACTACTTCCGCTTCCGTTTCGGGATGGATAAGTACGGTATCTTCTGCGCTGACCTTTTGAATAATCTGGAACTTGTTTGTAGTTTGAGCCATGTTATTTATCCTCCATTTTCTTGAATACAAAATCGCCGTCCGGGATATCTTCGGTTATCTTGTCAACCGCCTGCAGTTTCCCTTTGACGAGTTCGCCAAGTTTTATTTTATTCGTCTCGCCGTTTTCTCCCACGACAAGAATAAAGGAGTCGCGTTTCTCGACTCCCAGCTTAATTTCTTCATATTCCGTTACGTTGTTTGACAATAGGTTTAAGTCGCTTGCCGTCATCTTTCCGTCAAGCGGTTTTCCGTTGATGGTCGGCTTGTTCTTAAGCCGATTGTAGTTGTAGGTTACGGTAATACCGGGCGTAACTTTTATATGTTCCTGATTACCGTAGTAGTTTTTATCCGCCATTTCCCACCCTCTCCAAAACTTCTAATTTTTGACGATGCACGAGCGTTACCTCTTGCTCGTCTATCAAGGTGGCGATGATGTCGTATTTCAAAAAACCTGTTTTGAAGTCCTTTGTCACTTCACCCAGTATTCGAATGCGGAATTCATCCTCTTCTCTATCCGCCTCTTCTTCGATTCCAAGTTCTTTGCATGCGAACACCACCTTTTCTATGAGTTCCGTAGCAACGTTCTCAAACGATAACCCGAACTCAAAGACATCGCCTTTGACTACTTTCAGCATCCTATTGCTCTACGAAAACGATAGAGGAGATCGTTGTCGTAGTTCCGCTTTTTGTTTTCTTTTCTACCTTGCAAGAAATCTCTTTCAAGTGTTTTTCGTTTTCCGCAAGTGTATTGAAGATATCCGGCGTTACTTGGTCTTCCGCTTTGTAATCGCTCTTTGGCTCTTTCCAATTTGCCATTCATACCCTCCTTATATCGTTCTTCCGCGCGTCTCTTGTTTCAATCCGCCGTCAAACGTAAACTTGTTATACTCGCACACGAGTTCTTGACTGTCTCCGAACCTATCCGCCGACTCGTACTTTTCACCGAGATTGAGTTTCGGGTTTCCTCGCCAAGTCGTAGTTATGACACCTTCTCCTGCGTGCATCCTTTCAAGCAAAACTCTTGCGATATACTCCGCCTGTGCATGGCTTTGTACAAGATCGCTTGACGGGTGCGAATACTCGGTCACTCCGTTGTTTCTAACACTGTCATCGTCTTGCATCGTCAAAGACTTGGTCGTTATCTCGATTGCCTTGCCCGTAACCGTCAGCACCGCCTTTTGCTTTTGTGCCGTTTTGTTCTTTGCCACGACCGAGCAAGCGTTGACACCACCTTGGAAGTCTGTCAATAGCACGTTAAAGTTATCCGTTTCCATTGCAGGGTACGCAACTTCGGTATTATAATCGAGCGTCAATTCAAGCGATGCGTTCGGCTCTATATTGAGTTCGACCGATACTGCTTCGACCGTATCGTTCGACAAGGATACGTCACAGTATTCCACAGAAATACGATTCGCAAACTCGGTCAGAGAAACACTCGATGAGTACGAAAACATATTGCTTTTATCTATCCTTATCGCCGTTGTTGTCTTCGGCTCTTTCTCCGAGCGAACATTGATTTTATCTTCTCGGTCTACAAACACTTTGCATAGTCCCGCATTGGCGATTTCCTGCAATGCGTCCCAAGCCGTGCCTTTCGGCAGAAATGCCATCGGCACGATTACAGACTTTAAGTCGTTTGAAATAACGAAAGTATCTGCCGTTTCGCCGATATTTAAAAGAATGTCGGCAGCTATATCGTACAGCGACGCATTCTCCGTCAGCGGAAAGCCGACATAGGTCTTTTTCTGCAGTCGCATCAGCCTGTCCACCGCACTACACTTTACCCATTGCGAATCTTGGTTTATCTGCCATTCATCCGAATAGAATGTGCCGAGCGGTTGGTATTTTACTTCCCCGTCCGTTTCTATGCCTATGCTCGGTAACAGTTTGCGGTCGAGTATCATGAGCGAACGGAGATAGCCTTTATCGAACTTTCTGCCCTTATTAAAGATGTTTACTGTCATCGTGTCGGATACTATGTTGTAGTTTCCGTCCGCCGCACCCATCTCTTCGGACACTTCGAACATTTCAATGGCATCGCCCTCGTACCGCTCCATCATTCGGTCGTAGAACTTCAATATTTTCGCACAGGCATTCGGCTTGCTCCACTTTGTTATCGTCAGCCTGATGGATGTAATGTCTTCAAGCTGCGGAGTCAATCGAACCTGTATCTGATTATTGACGGTCACACTATCCGAGTGAACAATCTTCCCGTCTCGTTTGTACTGCAAAATGAAGTCGACCGGGTATTCTTGCCTCTTTTCATCGCCCAATACCACCCAAGATATTATCGGACGCTTGACAAACGATATCTCGATCCACGGCACGTTTGCAAACACACCGTCACTACCCGACAACGAACCGCTCCACCAACCGAGAGCGACCGAATCGTCCATCATCTGAAAGGAGCCATCCATTGTCGCATTGCCGTCCATCGTACAACCTTTGACTGTCGGAACAAGGTATGCGCCGAACACTTCCTCCGGGTGGCTGATAGCCGAATTACCGCTTTCCGTTGTTTGAATGTCCTTACTGATTTCAGTATCCGAGTAGATAACGTCCACTCTGCCGAGTATTTTTCGTGGATTATCCGTATATTCCATAGGTTATCTCTCCACAAAAGCAACGCTGACGCTTGCCCACATTATCTTGCCTTTTACCCAATCGTATCGTGGCTGACAGGATAAGTCCTGCGGACGAGCGGTCATCGACGTCAACTTTCCCGTTTCGGGATCGTTGTAGTCTATCGTCACGAACGAGCCGCTTTTCGTTTCGGCAGTCAAGAGTCCCATATCTTCTTTCGAGAGATATTTCCATGCGACTTCGACCTTTCTCTTTCTCCCTATAACGTCCACGACCATTGTGCCGTCCATCGTTCTTTCCGATTTATCCAACACTTCGGTCGTGCAAGTGAGTTCGGTCGGCGCTTTTATCGTCTTACTGTTTATCTTAAAAAATACCGCCATCTTACACCTCCCTTAATGCAATGCCGTTTCGCTTGTATTCTTTGTTCAGTCTCGGCATAAAAAGCCTTGCGAACTGCTGTCCGTCAATCTCCAAAACGATGTCTTTTTGCTCTTCTCCACCATTATTGCCGATTGCCGCTATCCCTTGGAGCATTCCGTTGACCATATCTCCATAGGGACTGCTTCCGCTACCGACTACCGCGCGATTTGCCGATGCGGTGATGTTCAGCGAAGACGCGACCTGTGCCGCCGCTTGCTCTAACATCGGTGTGTTGTCGTACATTCCGTCCGCCATCATATCCATTAGGTTCGGTATCCACTCGTCTGCCGTGTGTCCCGGACCTTTCTTTGTCGGCGAGCCGAAACCGAGAAAGTCTTTTATCGACTGTCCGACCGATTTTACTCCGTCTACGACTTTACTCCATGCTTTCTTTATGCCGTCACCGATATTTTGTATCAGGTTCTTACCCCAGTTGAATGCCTCTTTGAAAAGGTTCGAGAAGTAATCGCCGATGCTTGAAAACAAGCCCGTTATCTTATCCCAAATCCAACCGCATACCGAGCATATCCCGTTCCAAATATTCGTGAAAAAGCCGCTGATACCCATCCAAATATTGCGGAAGATATCCAGCACATTCACACCGATACCTTGAAAGAAGTCTACGAACCCTTGTCCAAAGCCTTTGATAAACTCCCAAATACCGAGAAAGATATTCTTAATAGCACTCCAAATACTCGTAGCAATGTTCTGCATATGCGTCCACGCATCCGACCAATCGCCTTTGAGTATCGCACACACGAACTTGATTACTTCGATGATAGCGTTCGCCACATCCAAGACAGCGCTCAAAAACGGTCCGAGCGCGGCGATGATTCCGTTGACCACTCCGACCACCACTCCGTACAGCACTTCGATTACTTTGCCTATTAACTCAAACACGGGTTTTAGGAGTTGATATAGTTCAACTATGGTATCCCAAAGCGATGCAAAGAGTGCCTTTATCTTCTCCCATAGCGGTTCGACATAGTTTAGGAATTTCAGCACCGCATTGCTTATAACGTCAAACGCACTTTTTATAATCGTCCAAAGACGGGTGAAAACGTCCGAGACGACTTTGAGTATCTGCTTGCCGTATTTTTCCCAAAACGTCTTGATTCCATTGACTGTATCAAGTACGATTTTCTTTACGAGTGGCCATACTTTCTTGGCTATAGCAAGCACTTTCGAGAAGACCTCTTTCACGCATTTCCAAACCGTTTTCAAGGCTTGCACGACCGCCGCTTTGATGCGTTCCCCGTTCTCGTCCCACCACGCTTTTATAGCGTTGGCTACGCTTATAATGACAGACTTAATCTTCTCCCATATGCGTATTACGGCATTTCGGAAGTCTTCGTTGGTCTTCCATAGGTACACGAGCAAAGCGACTACCGCCGCTATTGCTATGCCGATGAGCCCCGCTTTCGTGAATAGGACTTTTGCCACCTTAATGATTGTGCCGAGACTGCCGACAAGTTTCCCTATTACGATAAGCAATGGTCCGATTGCCGCCGCAAGCAGTGCTATGACTACGATTTGTTTTCGCGTTCCCATCGACAGCCCCATAATCTTTGCCGTTAGCGGCGAGATGTACTTCGTTATAAACTGCCGAATGAGCGGAATCAACACATCGCCAAAGGAGATCGCTATCTCTTCAAGCTCGGATTTCAGGATCTTCCATTGTCCTTGCAAAGTATCGAGCTGCGTTGCCGCCATGTCGGTCGCTTTGTTCGTTCCCGTAATGGCTTTGGTCATTCCCCTTACGGCATCACCGCCCGCCGACATCAAAGCAAGCATACCCGGACCGCCCCTTGCTCCGAAAATCTTCATTGCTTGCGAGGTGTCCATTCCCGCATCTCTTAACCTGTCAAGAATTGATGCGAAATCGTTGGTCGCCGGATTCACGTCTTCTACGGCTATGCCGAGTTCTTCAAAGACTCCGAGCGCCGCCGTTGACGGGTTCATAAGAGATACGAATGCTTGTCGAAGCGAAGTTCCTGCCGTACTTCCGTCATAGCCTGCGTCGTATAACACGGACAGTGCGCCGACCGTTTCTTCTACCGAATAGCCAAGGCTGTTTGCCACAGGACCGACATATCCCATTGAGTTTGCAAGTTTATCCATCGATGCCATAGAGTCACCGATTGCCGCCGCAAACACGTTGGTTACTCGCTCTACTTGGTTTGCTTCCAAGCCGAACTGGTTCAAGGTCGAAATAACTGTTTCGGTTGTGAATGCCAAGTCGCTCTGCGTTGCCGATGCAAGGTTCAGGGTCGCCTCGATGGAGTCAGCCATCTGGTCTACCTTATAACCTGCCGACGCCATATAATACAAAGCGTCCGCTGCATCCGATGCCGAGAAAACAGTCTTTGCGCCCATTTCACGGGCGATTGACGTCATTCTTGCAAGTTCTTCGCTTGTAGCACCTGCGACAGATGCCGCGTTTGCCATCGACTGCTCGAACTGTTGCGACACCATGACCGACTTTGTTCCGAGTGCCACAAGCGGAGCCGTGACGGTTGCAGAGAGTTTCGTTCCTGCTTTCGTCAGGCTTGCCGACACCTTTTGTATCTTCTTTTGGGCATTGTCTAACCCTTTCGAGAGCGAGGATATGTCCGCCGCTATCTTTACCACAAGGTTTCTTATAACCGCCAACTGTCCTCACCCCCTATTTGATTATTACCCCTTGCTCTGCCGCCATTGCTTTGAGAACGGCATCACCCGCCGAGTTTGTTTTTTTCGGTTTCTTCCTTATGTCTTTCAGTATCTTTGAAAGAATCGGCAACTTCTTTTGCCTTGCAAAGGCTTCCGTATGCCACGCAAGAGTGATGTTATCCTCGAACAGTCGAGTTTCCCGCTCTCGCTTTTGCTTTGCAAGCAGCATCACTTCATACGGAGTGTAATTGCCGATCTGTATGGGGTCTATGTCAAAGAACACGACTGCCTTTTCGCAAAACTCGGAAAGGTCAAAAGCAGTCTCACTTATTCCCCCTGTTTACCTTCCGCCTTGCCGAATGCAAGCGTAAAGGCTTCACCGAGTTTTTCGGCGATCTCGGTGATGTTCGAATACTCGTCAATAAGGTCACCAACCTTTTCGAGTGTAAGGGTTTTGTCTTCGTGGCAAAGCCCCGCATACACGATAATGAGCAAGTCTTTGATGCCCACGTGCGAAAGGTCAAGGGCCGTAATGCTTTTGCCCGTAAGGTCTTCTACCTTGACGAGCGCATTGATGCCATATCTCAATGTTCTGGGTTTATCCAGATTGATGGTTACTCCGTTCTTCATTCTTACTCTCCTTTATGAAAACTCAATTCGCCCGTACCCGTGAGTTCAAGGCTGATGCTGACCACATCGTCCACCGGGTCTTCGATTGACAAGCTGCTGATGTATGCCGTTCCCTGATAGTAGTTCGTTCCGTCCACATACAGTTTTACGGTTACGGTCGTGCCTGCGAGATATGCATCTTGCAGTGCTGCCTGTCCTTGCGTGTCGGTCGGGACTGAATAATCGCCTTCCGAACTCGCCGTCCACTCTTTAAGACCCGTGATGTAGTTCTTCCAATCATCACCGAGAGCGGTCGTTTCCAAAGTTTCGAGCGACAGTTCAAGCGACCAGTTCTTGATTGCGGCTACCTTTTGATTTCCGCTCTCACCGATAATCACTTTTCCGTTTTTACCTGCTACCGCCATTTTCGTCCTCCTATTTTTCGTTGTAATAAAACTCGAACTCGATGCTCGACAGGTACTCTTCCGTATTGAACTTCAACGCGGTGTTCCCGTTGTACTCGTAGTCCGTTTTAATGAAAACGGCTTGGATTTCCAAACCGCACATATTTCCGTGAAAGTCTTGAAAGGCACGCTTTACCAATCTTGACAATTCTCTTGCTTTTTTGAATGTCCTGTCGTGACACACGAACTGTATCGTTTGCCTGACAAACCCCGTATCGCCTTGCAAAGCCGAATCGTAGTTGGCAAGCACGGGAGAATAAACGATTGCCGGGAGTGGCGCGTCTTCGGGGAGCATTATGGGGAATATTTTATTCCCCACACATTCTCTTATCTGTTCGTTTTCGTTTAAATACGCATATATTGCTTGGCAGATGTCCATCATAGTTTTCTCCCCACCGCGTTCGAGATTGCTTTCACGATCTCATCGTTTATCTTGTCGATGTTCCCATCCACGGCATTTCGCAGAAACGGATTGGCGGGTCTTCCCCTTGCACCGAGTTCCACGAATGTGCCGTATCGGAGCGACTTGTCATAGTCCACCGACACGGTCGCTTTCGTTTCCGTTGCTTTGCCTTCGTTGAGTTTCAGGCTTGCTTTCAGCGTTCCCGTATCCACGGGACAGTTTTTCCTTGCATCGTCAAGCGCAATCTTACCGCCCGCTTTTGCTCCCGTCATAAGCACCGATGATGCCGCATCTTCCATTGCTCGAATATCTTTCACGAGTTTGTCTGCACCTTCCACTTTCGTTTTAACCTTCCGTTGCTTTGCGCTGTAGCCCATCGTTCACGATCTCCTTGCAATTGAGTATTGTGGCTTTATGCCCCGTTTTATCGTCCGATACTCCGATTATTTCGTATAACGAGTTCCCGTATCGGACTCGGTTTAGAACGGTCACATCGGTTGTATATCGGAGCGTTATCTTCACCACAGTTTCCGCTGAAACTTGTTGCGAAGTGAAATACTCCGTACCGCTCACAGGCTCGATTCTCGCCCATCTGATGCCCGTAGTCACCCACTTGCCTTCTTGCCCGCCGCAATCGTCTCTCTCCCACACAAAGGTCAGGATTTTCACCTTTCGGTTGAGCTTGCCAATGTCCATCAGAACCTCTCTTTCCTGTAGGCGAACAGCATTCGTCTGACAAGGTCAAGGGTTTCGGATATGTCGATACCCGTCTTATCCTTTGAGATTTGCCTTTCTTCGTAAAGCGTGGCTACGACTATGAGCATTGCCTGCCGCACGGTTTCGGGAAGGGGTTCAAGTTCCGCAAGCGGTCTTCGAAGCACATCTTCCGTCAATTCCTGTGCAGCCACAATCAGCGAGGCTATGAGATTTTCCTCATCATCGCCGTCAACTCTCAAAAACTCTTTGGCTTCTTGAAGAGTAATCATACTCATACCTCCCTAATGTATTTTGGTTTACGCGCCCCTCTTTGCAAGAGTGACGAACGGCGAAACAGTCGCACTTCCCTTGTAAGGAGTGAGCGGTTTCGTCCAGATAGGTTTGCCGTCAACCCTGTAGATGAAACGGAACACGTTTTCATCGTAAAGGAATCTGACGTGAATGGAACTTGCCGACTTAATGCCGCCCTTATCGATAAGAAGGTACTGACCGATATCCGCAAGGATGATGTCACCAACTTCGCCTGCGGCACTACACTGTTCGATAGGCACAACAGGTCTGCCGAAGAGCGTGCCGTAGGGTTTCTCGGAAAGACCGCCTGCCGGGATATACACGGGTTTATCTCCGATTTTGAGCGTGTAAAGGTAAGGTTCAAGTTCTTGGTTGATATACCACACCGCGTTCGCTCTGGAACGAGACCAAAGCCTGTTCCACATCTTGATGAGGTTCTCCACGGTAATGATATCCGTCTGGCTTGCTTCTTTCGCCACGGTCACGATTGCGCCGCTGTTCAAAATACCAAGCGGTTCGCCTTCGCCGCTACCCGAAAGGATGGCATCGTCAATCTTGAAGCCGAACTCTTCTGCGAATGCCTGACGAATAACGGCTTCGAGTGCCGCCGCGTCCTGCAAGAGTTCATCGGTCGCATAGCAAAGTCCCGTGAGTTTTTTAAGCGACAGTTCCATCTGTCTGAACTTGGGTTTGCTTGCGGTGAGTTCGTCTGCCTCGCCTTCCCAGTAGGTCTGTACACCGCCCCAACGAGAGCCGTTCGCACGGCTGTCTTCGTCAATGGCATTGATTTTCATTCCGTTTGCGTTGGTGCTGATAGGAATCTTTTTGACCTTGCTTGCGAGAATACCCGTTTCATAGGTTCTCTTCAAGAGTTCGGTCACGAAATCCTGCTGAACAAGGAAACCGCCGTCCGAGGGAGTGCTTTCGTTAAGACCGCTTGCCGCTCTCGTGGTGAGTCTTTCGTCTACCTTGCCGCCCGGTGTTGCCGCTCTGTATGCCGCCATGAGCTGTTCACCGAAAGACGCGAATCTCTTTTCGTTGTCCTTGGCTGGAGTCGGTTTTACTTCGGGTTTCTCGGTCGAACGATCTTCGGGTTCGATAGCAAGAAGTTTCTCCGCTCTACCGATACTCTCGTCCCACGCACGGATTTCCTCTTCGTACTTGTCGATATCCTTCTGTTCATCTTCGGAGAGGAAACGGTCTTCGGCTTCAGCCTTATTAAGCACCGCCATTGCTTTGAGTCTTGCGTCCTCTCTCTTTGCCTTCATTTCGAGAATTTTCTTCATATTCATCTGTTTTCCTCCGATTAAATGATTTTGAATTCTGCTTGCAGGATCTTGAGTTTTTCCTGCTGTTTCGCCTTTTTAACTGCATTTTCGACATCTTCCGACATCTTTCGCTGTTCCGTCTTATACGCATCGTACTCTTGCATCGCACGAACACCGACATCGGTTGCCGTGTATGCTGGGAACGTTACGGGCGAGACGTCAAACAAGCGAACCTTTTTGAGTTCTCGTGTGTCGATTCCGTCTTTGGATGACCATTCATCGTCTTCCACCACGAAACCGATTGACATCTGCGAAATGTCCCCACGGCGGATGCTCGTGGTGATGTCCCTTGCCCAACTCGTATCTGGCGGAGTAATGCGGACACGGAGTCCTACATCGTCTTCTACGAGTTCAAGCGTTCCCGCTCTGTTTCTGCCGAGTACATAGTTTGGATCGTGATTGAACAGCGCACGGATATCGTCTCTGCCGATGCTCTCCGCAAACGCTCCCTTACGCACTTTTTCTTTGAACGGAAAAATGCCGCCCAAGGTTTCAGACCACGAATCGAAAACGGCGGCGTGTCCTTCGATACACGTTCCACCGTCACTTTCGTTTATTCTTATTTCCTTTAGCGGGAGCATTCGAAGTTCCTTTTTGTTCGTTTTCTTCTCCATCGCTACCTCCTTCGTCTGGATTGTTTTGTTTGTTCTGCTGTCCGACCTGTGCCGACATCATCGAGCCGTTGACGAGGTAATCGTCACCGCCCTGTTCCGCCGGGACAAGGCTCATATCTTCGAGCCGCCTTATATCGTTGATAGACAACCACCCGTTTTGCCGTCCTATGGAATAGCCTTCCATTCGGGACTTGTAGTCACCGCGCAATAGTCCGTCCACATTGAACTTGGCAAAATACAAAAGCCGTTCTTTCTCATCAAGAAGTGAACGGCTTATCTCTTGCTCCCACCTTACAAGCCACGGCCGTATGGTGTGCTGAACAAACTCTATGGATTGATGTTCTATGTTGGAAAAGGTTGCCCTTTCAAGGTCACCGACAAGGTGCGGCGGAACACGGAAGATACGGCATATCTCGTTCACTTGGTACTTTCTCGTTTCCAAGAACTGCGCGTCTTCGGGTGCGATGCCTATGGTATGATACTTCATTCCTTCTTCAAGCACCGCTACCTTATGGCTGTTTCGTGTCCCCTGATACACTTGATTCCAAGACTGTCGGAGTTTTTCGGGATCTTTGAGCGTGCCGGGGTGTTCCAACACACCGCCCGGTCTTGCTCCGTTACCGAAGAACTTCGCTCCATACTCTTCCGTTGCCAAGGCGAGTCCAACCGCCTCTCTTGCTTGCGCTATGGGGCTCAAGCCTTTCACTCCGTCTATGGACATTGCTTTGATGTGGAAGATTTGGTCTGGGCGATAGACATAGGTTTTGCTGGTTATTTCGTCCGAATAGGTGTACTTAATCTTGCCCGTGGTGCTGTCGCGTTCCACCACCATTTGGTTCGGCTTTAAGTACCACAGTTCGGTCGTATGACCTTGTTTTCGGATGATTCTTGCGTATGCGTTACCCCACAAAAGGAGCGATGTCATCATCGTTTCCCTGAACTCGAAACTCGTCATCTCTTCGTTCGGGAACTCATAAAGGCAAGAAAAAAGCGGATGTTGCTCCGCCATTTCATTCTTACCGCCTTTTCCTTTCTTAAATAGGTGTAGCGGTAAACTCGCTATTGTCTCCGCCAAGATCTTCACGCAAGCATAAACGGCGGAAGTTTGCATCGCCCGCATTTCGTCCACATTGATACCGCTGTTGCTGTTGCCGATAAAATCAACATCTACACCCCTGATGAACTCTTGCATTTCCTTTGTCGGTGCTGTTCGTTTCTCTTTTCTGGGAGCATCTCTGCTCCGTCCGAATATTCCCATTTTACCTCCATAAATGCCGAACACCGCCATGTCCGGCGGTGTCCTTGTTATGTTATTTTTTATGTTATACGATTGCAGTGTATCTCGGATAGGAGAACCCCTCGCTGTTGATTAGGATTTTGTAGTTTCTGTCCTTGCATTGGAGTGCTATCATGTGCCACACCCCGTTTTCCTCTACTCGCATAAGGTCTTTATTTTCCTGTACCCATTTGCAGTCTTCGAATAGGTCGTTCGCTACCTTATCGAACTCGGTTGCGGTCAGATGGATTGTTTTCTCCACTTTGACTTCCGCTTTCGGCATTTCCTTGCCGTGCATGTATTTGTATTCGGCTACCGCATCGTGCCAGTCCTTGATGTTCGCTACCTTTCTCACGATTGTTGCTTTCATCTCTGCCACCCCCTTATTTATTCGCTTTGGCAGCCTTTTTGCCGAGTTCGTATGCTTCTTCAAGCATTGCCTTTATGCTCCACACACTCATTTCGATGAAGTCTTCGCTGTCGCTGTTTCGGGTTTCGAGGTCACCTCTTGTTTCGATGCTGTATGAGTTCTTTTTTGCGATTTCGATGAGTTGTTTTTTCATTGTTTTGCTCCTTTGTTTTTGTACCTACAATATACCGTAAACAATCGAAAGAGCCCAGCGAAAATGCGTGAAAACACAAAGAATTAACAAACAAAATCAAACACCAAACCGCCCTGTCGGACGGTCGGATTTTTTGTCTTTTTCGGTCGTTTTTAGTCCTTTTTTAGCGGTTTGCTATCGATAAGTGCCATTAGCGTATTGTCGATTGCTTTCCATTCGGCATTGCATATCAGCTCGGCATATTGTCCTTGCATCTGGGCGCGATACATCTTTGCCTGATGCTTGGCGAACTCGTCTGCTATGATTTCGGGAGCGTGTTCTACATCGGCGAGTATCGTTGCTTTGAGTTCTTCGACCTTGGCATCGTATGCCTTGTTCTCTTCTTCGGTTGCGTGGGTGTGGAAGCCGTGGCTGTAGTATTTGAGTGTTCTGAAGATATCCTTTTGTTTTGCCATTGTTCTGCCCTCCTTATGCCACCGTGATGTATCCGTTTTCGTCCATCGTGTATCCGAGTTTGATGCCGTTTCTTTTCGCGTAGTCGATAAGGACTTCGATTGCCGTTCTGTAGTCTTTGACCGCGTCCGTGTATCTCACTTTGTTGTAGTGGTTATGGTCTCTCACCAGTGCGTTGAGTTTGTTTTTGCAGTAGTTGCGGATTTCCTTTTTCGTTTCCATTTTTATGCTCCTTTCGGCTGTTGCCCTTGCTTTGTTTTTGTACCTACAATATACCGTAAACAACCGAAAGAGCCCAGCGAAAACGCGTGAAAACACAAAGAATTAACAAAGAAAAAAGGGCTTTGTTTTTGCCCTTTATTCGATGGTAAAATCTTCGATTTTCTCGTACTTTCTCTCTACCGTTATGCCCTTTTCCGCAATGTACTTTTCCATACTCTCCGTTGTCGGGAACTTGGCAAGCATCTGAAACCGCGTTTTAGGATCGGTGTACACAATGAGTTTCGTATATCCACCTTTCACCGCCTTTTTGTATTCCTTTTCGTCATCGATGATTCCCACCAGTGCCGACATAAAAAGTTCGGAATCTATCGGAAGATTCGCATAAATGTCCGTCATCGGATATCTCTTGTAATATTCGACCGCAGCGGCTTTGAGTAGTTCGTCCATTTTTCTTCTTTCTTCGATTGTTCCATCGAAGTCGATGTCCGCCGCCCCGCCATCACCGCTGTCATTATACCATCCGACTTTCTTGCCTTTATAATAGATGCTGCCTTGAACTCCGTCCCAGTCCCTTCCTCGAAAGGTTCTTATACCTTTTAAGGTAAATCCCAATATGCTTGCCATTAGTCTTCCTCCGTTTTTTGGTCGTACACTTCAACGGTTATCTTCATACCCGTTTGGAAGCCGAGTCTATATGCCCTTTGCTGTTCGTTTCCCATTCGTTCGATGACTTCTTCCATAAACTCGTTAAGGAGTGTCATCTGCTCTTCGGATAGGCTTTCTTTCAGTTTGGCATACAGCCTTTCTTCTCTTTTGGACGAGGACAAGGCTTTGTAGGCATCTCGCCCGATGTTCTGTCCGTCATAGATTTTCTCGATTAAACTCATTGATTGTTCCACCTTTTATTTGGTATCACAAACAATAGCGCGTTCGCCGAGGAAAGTCCAGACGAAAATGCCCCAAAACAAAAGAATTATCATTTAATCGTAGATTTCGACACCGTCACGGATATGCTTGACCGCTACCGCCGGGCAGAGTTCCTTGTATCGTCTGACAATGACATCGCAATACTTCGGTTCGAGCTCTATGGCACAGCATTTGCGATTCAGTTGTTCCGCCGCCACCAAGGTCGAACCGCTACCGCCGAACGGTTCAAGCACGATATCCCCTTCGTGGCTGCTGTTGTAGATGAGTTTGGCACAAAGGGTTATCGGCTTCATTGTCGGATGATCGGCGGACTTGGACGGCTTGTTGTCGAGAATGACCGAAGTCGGTTGCTCGAACAGTTTATCGATAAAGTCCACAAGGTCGGCTTTGCTCATCTTCCTTGCATTCAACCTTACGTCTTCATAGACCGTTGAGAGCGTTCTGTCGTTGATGAAATAATGCCCAGCGCCCTCTTTCCATCCGTATAGGATAGGTTCGTGTATCCACTGATAGTCCTGTCTACCAAGTGTAAAGTGGTTCTTGTACCACACAAGCGTTTGCGCGTATTTGAAACCCGCATTCACCATTGCCTTGATGAAGTTTACAGATTCTTTCGTGCTGTGGAACACATACACTGGCGCACCTTTTTTCAGGTTTGCTTCCGCTGCCTTGTAAAAACTCAAAAGGAACTGATAGAAATCATCATCCGAGAGGTTATCGTTGGCAATGTTTCTGTCTTTCCCGTTTATCGTTCCGCCGTAGTCCACATTATACGGCGGATCGGTTACCATAACATCGGCATACTTGTCTTCCAAGACCTTTGCCACATCTTCCTTTTGGGTGCAATCGCCACAAAGCAGTCGGTGCTGTCCAAGTATCCATAGGTCACCGCGTTTGGTTTTGGGCTCGGCAATCTCTTCGATAGCTGTTTCGGTATCGAAATCGTCTTCGTGGACATTCTCCATACTGCCGCTACCAAACAGTTCCTGTGCTTCGGCAAGGTCAAAACCCGTGAGAGTGATATCATAACCGCTCCCGTCAAGGTCTTTCAAAAGGTTTGCCAATAGGTCGTTATCCCACTCGCCGCTGATTTTGTTCAATGCGATGTTGAGTGCTTTTTCCTGCTTTTCGTCAAGGTCAACCACTACGCAGTCAACTTCTTCGTAGCCAAGGTCTTTCATTACCTTAAGCCTTTGGTGACCGCCGACAACCGTTCCCGTTCGCTTGTTCCATATAACGGGTTCGACATATCCGAACTCTTGAATACTTCGTTTGAGCTTCTCGTACTCGGCATCGCCCGGTCGCAAGTCCTTACGAGGATTGTACTCGGCGGCTTTGAGTTCGTCCACCTTTCTTCTCTCTATTTTCATTCATTCCTCCTGTTTTGGGTATGAAAAAACCGCTTGAATTGCTCCAAACGGTTCTTTCTTTTAGTTAGTCTTCATCGTCATCATCGCTGTCACCACGGCTATGCCAATACTCATCGTTATTGGGATTGCACTGGTTAGCGTGATTGTCTTGGTTTGCCCAGTAAGCAGAATTGTTAGGATTATGCTGATTGGCATAATCATCAAGTTGTCTTTGGCTGTGGGTATAACCAGATACTCCGCGTCCCTTGCTCATGTGTAGCACCTCCTTTTGAACCCATAATAAAAGCCACATACACTGCTGTGTGTAAGTGGCTTGGGTTCAAATCTATGGCACTACACACAACAAAACAAAGCAATCTTTTAATTGCCCTTGTTTGTATGGTGTAATGCATTTAACAATTTCGGAGGCACCTATGGCCTCTCTCCCACTTTCTCGATAACTTAACGAGAATTTCAACAGTTACCGATAGTTAAAAGGATTACTTGACTTTCAAAGAAGAAACGCCCAAATGAGTCCGTAATGTATTGGATGTATCTCGTTTAACCTTGCAAAATTTCTTCATTCTTTGCGAGCAAGTCTTCTTCTACGCTGTCATTATATCAAATCTTTTAGTTTTTTTCAAGCCTTTTCACCCTAAATCACGATAATTCCGCGTTCGTTATATACACTATCGGTCGAGCCTTCGTTTCGGATTGCTCGATCAAGCGCCATAACGGTTGCTACCGCTCCGTCTATTCTCTCGGTGGACTTTTCCTTGTCCATCTTGATGTTTCCTGCCGGGTCGGTTCGGACATACACGTTATCCATCATCCATCGGAGCGGGACATTCCCGCCGTGCGCTATCTTCTGCTCCAACACAAGTTTCATCAGTTCCTTTGTCGGCGGACTCATATCCTTAAAACCCTGACCGAATGGTACGACCGTGAACCCCATTCCTTCCAAATTTTGAACCATCTGCACCGCTCCCCACCTATCGAACGCAATCTCTTTGATGTGATATTTCGTGCCGAGGTCTTCGATGAAGTTCTCAATGTATCCGTAGTGAATGACGTTGCCTTCCGTGGCGATTACCTGTCCACGACCGAGCCAAGTATCGTATGGAACGTGGTCGCGCCTTACTCGCATATCTATCGTGTCTTCTGGTATCCAAAAGAACGGAAGAATGCTGTATTTATCGTCATCGGCTGTCGGTGGGAATACCAACACGAATGCCGTTATGTCGGTGCTTGACGAAAGGTCAAGTCCGCCGTAGCACTCTCTGCCGAGAAGTTTCTCCGCATTTACCGCAAAATCACATTTATCCCAAGCGTCCATCGGCATCCACCGCACGTTCTGTTTTACCCATTGATTGAGTCGCAGTTGCCTGAACAAGTTCTCTTCCGCAGGGTTCTCTTTTGCCGAGTTAAATGCCGTTTTCAGTTTATCTATATCGACCGTGACACCAAGAGACGGGTTGGCTTTATACCACACCTTTTCATCTCCCCAATCGTCATCGTCTTCCGCTCCGTATATGACAGGATAGAACGATTTGTCGTGCTTTCGTCCTTCTATGATGTCTTTGGCTTTGGAATGGACTTCCCAACATATCGAGTTGCGATCCGTCCCGGCTGTCGTTATCAAGAAGAAAAGCGGTTGCTTTCGTGCGTCACCGGAACCGTGTAGCATTACGTCGTATAATGCTCGGTTCGGCTGTGCGTGTAACTCATCGAATATGACTCCGTGAACATTGAGTCCGTGCTTGGTATAGGACTCTGCCGAAAGCACCTGATAGAACGAGTTAAGTGGTAAGTACACGAGCCGCTTTTGCGAGATGATCGGCTTGATTCGTTTTTTTAGTGCCGGGCATTGCTCTACCATCTGGCAAGCAACATCGAACACAATCGATGCCTGTTGCCTATCGGCTGCACAACCATATACTTCAGCACCCCACTCGCCGTCACCCGCAAGGAGATAAAGTGCGACAGCGGCGGCGAGCTCGGATTTGCCTTGTTTCTTCGGTATTTCGACATAGGCTGTGTTGTATTGTCGGTATCCGTTTGGCTTTATGGTCCCGAATACATCCGATATAATCTTGGTTTGCCACGGCAACAAGTCGAAGTTCTTGCCGTGCCATTCCCCTTTGGTGTGCTTGAGCATATTGATAAAAGTGATTGCCCTTTGTGCAAGGTCAGGGTTGAATAGTTCGCCGTTTGGTTTTGTAATTATCTTACTCTCTCCCATTCAACCTCCATAAACGACAAGAAGAGAGACATCTCTATCTCTCTTCTCGAACACACAGTATATTATCTTTATTGTTTCTTTTTCCGCATTTCCGTATCTTCCAAGGCTCCTTTTAGGTATTGTGGATCAAGTCCGCAGTCGTGATACCCTTCTTCTATCGTCCTGTAGTACGATGCGTTGGGGTAATCGGGCAAGCCTCGGTTCATAATGTACACCATTGCGGTGACTTCCGTCCCGTCCGACATCGTCACTTGGATGTCTTCCTTGCGATAAAGGTTCGGATACCCTTCGTATCTGTCGAGTGCGGCCTCGTCTCTCGGTTGTATTTCCCATACTCCGACGGGTACTTCCTTGCCGATCTCTGGCTCTATTGTTGCCACACATCGGAATGTCAGTTGATAGTCCTTTATCGTACCGATACCGAACACTTTGGCGGTCGGACACCTACGAGCCATTTGCCGTAGGTTAAGGTTGCTGCCGTAAGCCACATAAAGTCTTTTTTCCATAGTTTTTTATCTCCTTTTATTCCATCGAGTGGCTTATCCAGCCACTCTGTTCGGTCTTCCGTTTCTGAAGGCGATGTCTCCGTCAAGGCTTTCGAGTAGGAACTGTCTTGCCGTTTTGAACTCATCGCCTATCATTCCCATGCGGAGTAGCCATGTCCGCATGGTGTATTTTTCGTTCGTGCTTGCGGTCTTCCTTGCGCTTGCCGCGTTTTGGGTCAGTGCTTGGTGACTGATTGCAAGGCACAGTTGTATGTAGGTCTTTATCTTACCTGCGTGGGTTGTTCCGTTGAAGCATCTGAACTCTATGCCTTTGCCTTGCCATAGGCTATGCAGGTTGAGTGCGTGGTAGCGACTGATATCGTAGTGGGTCGTTCTTCTCGATGCTCCGTTGTACCATAATCTTTCGATGCCCGATTCGGTTGTCGGTTTTCTGCGGTTCAGGGTTGCTACAAACCCCTCTTCCGTTTTTTTGCACCATCTGTCCGCGCGATTTTGGCTTACTCCCAAGGCTTTGAAGAGTATGTCTTCTTTCGCCGTCATGATGTTTACAAGGTTTCGTAGCGTCTTTGCCGTGTGATTCGTTGCATCTACGTGTACGTGGATTCCGCAGCTCGCGTTCGCTATCGCTCCGTTCTTGCGGAGCAGTCTCACGATCTCTTGTAGGGTTTCGATGTCATCCCATCCAAGTATCGGTGTTACGAGTTCGCATTTGTATTCATCGCTCAAGCGGTTGTCGTTTTTGTCTCTTGCATCGATGCTGCTGTCGTACATCGCCGTCCATTTTCTGCCGTCTCTATCGCGCACCGAGTATTTATTGTACCCTGTGCCTTCATAGGTTGACGTTGTTCCGAAGTAGTCAGCGATGACTTTTGCCGCGTCTCTTCTCGTGATGCCCGTGAGCTCGATTTCGACTCCGAATTTTTGGTTTTTCATACTGTGTGTTCTCCTTTTTCGGTGTGCTTTCCGCACCCCTGTTTTGTAACACAACAATACCGTAAAGGTTTGAAAGAGCCCAGCGAAAACGCGCCGAAACACAAAGAATTAACAAAGAATTTTGCGATTATTTTTATGGACTTTTAGAACGCTCCGTCAAGGTCGATAAGGTCTACCGTTTTGCGGATTTCAGCAAGCGCCGCCGTGTAACTTCCGCAGTTTTGCACCCTCTCCCACATATCGTTGTAGTCGCTGATTCGTCTCGCCTTGCGGAGTGCATCCCTTGCTTTTCCGATAATGAAGTAAATGTTCCCTTCTGGACCTCGACTATGGATTTCAACCCTTGGTTTGTTCATAGTTGTCACCTCCTATCAAGTCAAACAAAATACCGTAAAGGCAATCGAAAGTCCAGCATATAATTTGTCAATTTCGAAACTTTTCCCGCATTTTGCGAATTCGCCTTGAAACCTGTGCTTGACTCATTCCCACAATTTCACCGATTTCTCTTTGTTTCTTTCCTTGACGTATCTCTCGAAGTATTCTTCGGTCTTTCGGAGTTTGTTTTTCCTCGAACTCTTTTAGCATAATTCGAGTGATGATTTCGTCTTCGCTCTGGCTTTCGTCTTCTATGACGTCGGCAAGAGTAAGTACGCTGTCTTCGGCGTCCCTGCCTATTACCATGTTCAACGATACTTCGTGCGGATAGTGTTTGCTCGTTTTTCGGATAAACATCAGCATTGCGTTCCGTATGCACATAGCCGCGTATGTACTGAATCGGACACCCCTACTTTCGTCAAAGGTGTCCGCCGCCTTGCACAGTCCGAGCATTCCCTCGGAGATGATGTCTTCCTTGTAGTTTTCCTTTATGGGACCATCACCGATTTTTCCGTACATATGGTAGACGAGTCGCATATTGTCCGTGATGAGCTTATCCCTTGTTGACGGCATTGCTGATTTCCTCCGCTTTATCTACGAGTTCCCAAGCAAGGAAGTCCTTCCCGAAATGTCCGCCTACTGCCGTCTGTGCATACACGGGTTTCTTAAGGTCGAGTTTCTCAATCGTTCCCGCTACCGAAAGGTCAAAGACCTTTTCGATTGCTTTCTTGATAAGAACTTCGCTGACCGTCCCCGTGTAGAATGTATTGACGTCAATACTTGTCGGTTTAGGAACACCGATAGCATAGGAAAGTGCAACTTCGCACTTCTCCGCAAGTTTCGATGCAACGACGTTCTTTGCAATGTATCTTGCGAGATATGCGCCGCTTCTATCCACCTTGCTTGCGTCCTTTCCGCTCATCGCTCCACCGCCATTATGAGCGATGCCGCCATAGGTATCCACCATAAGTTTTCGCCCGGTTAGTCCCGTATCCGCAACGAACCCGCCGATTACGAATCGACCTGACGGATTGACAAGGATTTCAGTCTTGGAGATGTCGTACTCCGCAAAAACGGGAGCAATCACTTTTTCCTTAATCTCTGCCGTCAGTTCATCGAGCGGTTTATCTTCTCGGTGCTGTGCCGACACGACAATGGACACGATTCGAGAGAACCTGTCCCCGTCATACTCGACCGATACCTGACTCTTTCCATCGGGTAAAAGTCCCGCTATAACACCATTAACGCGACACTCGGTGAGTCTATCGGTCAATCGGTGAGCGAGTTCAACCGGGAGCGGCATATAGTTTAAGGTTTCGCTTGACGCATAGCCGTAGACGATGCCTTGGTCTCCTGCACCCTGTTCTTTCTTGCCGACTGCTCCCGCAATATCCGCGCTCTGCTTATGAATGCGGACTTCGTATTCGATGTCGTTTGCATCGTAGCCGACTTCGGCAATAACACACCTTGCAATGTATTCGTAGTCGACTTTCGCCTTGGTTGTGATCTCCCCGGCAATAAAGCACTTGTTATGGGCAAGCATTACTTCGCAAGCCACTCTGCTGTTTTCGTCCTGTTCCAGACACGCATCGAGAATGCTGTCCGCAATAAGGTCTGCAAGTTTGTCGGGGTGACCGCAAGTCACCGACTCTGCCGTGTAGATATGTTTAATCATTGATTTGTCCTCCATCATTCCCCAACGGAAAGTTCTATCCATTGGGACTTTTGCTTGTTCTTCTAATTGAAATCTTCGCTCATAGTCGTGAACCGTGCGTCCGTTCCCCTTGAATGAAATCGGGCTGTCCAAGTCCCATTTCAATAATTTCGCCCACAGTTTCGGATACTGCTTTCGGAGCAATCGTAGTTGTGCCGTGGATTGGTTATGGCAAAACCAACACCCGCCACGAAGCGATGTTTCGTAGGTCGGACTTAATAGTCCGTTCTCCTCACACCACTCTCGACACATCTTTTCCGTCCACCCGTATTCCACGAGCGGACTTCTTTTCGATTCGGTCAGGTTATGAAATCGTTTGGGTTCGTCTATTGCTATTCCGATATACACAATCGCATTTCTCTGCACCTTTTGAAGCACGGACTGTTTTAGCCGTCCCGTACACCAATTCCCCTTTTGCATTGGAAAACCATATATTTTCCCCGCATATAGACTCTTTTCCCCGTTACTTACAGAATAAAAGTAGTCTTCGTAGGACTTTGGCGATGAAATATGCTCAACTCGGATTCCATACTTTTCATAGATGATTTTGTCTGCTTTTTCTTTGAAAGCAACCATTGGCGGAAGATCCGCGTGTATCGTATCCGTTGCCATTATCTCCACGTGGACAATTCTATCGAGCGGAAGACTGTATCTGTGTATGACTTCGAGCATTGCAAGGCTGTCCTTGCCGTAACTAATGCTTGCTATATACTCCATTACTCGATTTCGCCTAAAAATAAAGCCTTGAAGATTGACTCCAAGACTTGAACCACTATTCCGTTGCCCGCTTGCCTGTATTGCTGCGTTCCGCTTATCTTTGCCGCAACGATTTTGTCTATCTGTTCATCTTTCCACCCCATAAGGCGAAGACACTCTCTCGGTGTGAGCTTGCGGATTCTCACATTCTCGGTGATCACCGCGTTTCCGTCACCGCAAGTCAAGGTATGCGCTACTCCGTTACCCACTCGACCACGCTTGGTCTTGCTGCCGGGATATGTAATGTTGACATAATCGCCGGGGTTGGCTTCTTCGTAACCCTGCTTGGTTGCTACATTCACCTTGACGGGAGTTTCGAGTTTTAACACAGCAGAACTCCCGGACGGAGAGCTGCATTGCCCTGTGAGCGTTGGAGCAACGTCTTTTATCTCGGTCTTGTTGTATGCCACGAACATCTCCGGGACATACCCTTTTTCTTCGATAAACTCGTTATATCTTCGGCTTACATAGTCCTGTTTGTCTTCTTCAATCACAAGATTGTCCTTTTGAACCGTGGTCAAAGCATTGCAAAGCCCTTTTTCGTTGATTTCAAGTCTCTGTTCGGTCGGCACTCCCGCCGTTCTGTCGGACGGATCTTCGGGGTTTCTTCCACGCATTGCTCCAACAACGGGAAGAATCGCTGTCTTGAACCCTTCCGGTCGAGTAGTAAGAGTCGGACACACGCCACTCTTGTTCACTTTCTTATTGAAAGCATCTATAGTATCTCCTACTTCGCACTCATTCTCTTTCAGCGTTTCGAATGCTTGCTTATAAAAGCGCTCTTTCGGCTCGGCCGTATCGATGATGATAGGAGTTTGACCGCCGCCTTTGCCCATCGCCTCGGTGAGCGTTGGACTAATGCCATCCGTTCTCGGTGTTTGGTGCTTTTGAAGTCCTCCAAGCACGAAGTCTTCGGCGATTTTCAGTTCTGTGTTGCCGCCCTGCTGACAATGCACGGTCGGAGCGATACCGTTTGGTTCATACACACGCTTACTGATGTCGTGCATCTTATCCCACTTACCGCCTACAACTTCTCCGACCTGAACGCATTGCGGTCCGCGCCAATCTCTTGCAAGAAGTGTGTTTGCGAGTCCGTCACCGGGGCGAATACTGTCTCTTCGGCTGTTAAATGTCGAACGAAGTATGCTCCGTATTGTGCTTTCCTTTAGATAGAACTTCTCTTCAACCATTTCATCAATCATATCTCGCAAACGAATAGTCAATTCTTTGGGTTTTGGAAAAACAAAAGGCTTGTGCTCACCCCTGATAGATACGCAGAAAACCCGTTCTCGGTTCTGCGGAATGCCGTAGTCCTTGGCATTCAACACTTTCCAATAGTTTGTGTAGCCGAGTTCGGCGAGAAAATCGAGCCATTTATCGAAGTCCGCCTTGAACTTCTTGCTGACAAGGTTCTTGACGTTCTCAAGCAATAGGTATTTCGGGAGTGTTCCCTTTTCCGATGCAACACGCAATAATCGCTCGACTTCAAACAGCAAGCCGCTGCGAGTTCCTTCCTTAATGCCCGCACCCTTGCCTGCGACCGATATGTCTTGGCACGGAAACGAATATGTCCAAAGGTCAGCGTCCGGGAGTTCTTCTATCTTGCGGATATCTCCGAGATTATTGGCTTTGCCGTGCATTGCTTCGTAACTTTGGATTGCGTATTTATCTATCTCGCTTATCGCCACGACTTTATGTGCAATGCCGATATTCGTTAATGCCTGCGTTTGCGAACCGATTCCCGCGAACAGTTCAATCAATCGCAACGGATTTTCGGTTGTGTATTCCGTCATGCTTTACCCCCTAATAGTTTTTCCATAATGTCATCGTTCGGGTTCGTTTCGTCCCACTTTGACAGTTTGCTTTCTCGTACCACGATGTAGATTTTGCTCCACACTTCGTTGGTTTGTTTGAGATACTGCTGTGCCATACCCACGAACGGGGACGGCATCGGTTTGCCGTTTTGGTCTTTTACAAGCAGTCCGTGCTTGGTGTTCATATCTTCGCATTCAAGCCATCTCGCTTTGCAAAATGCGTACTCTTCCAAGTTGTACGGCAGTATCCCTTGCGTACACCCGATGCTTTTCAGCCATGCATACACGGTCTTGTATATCTCTTTTGCTTTGGCTGATAAATAAGAAGGCGGTTCGCTCGGTAGTTCCAGTCCGTTATCGGTTGTGAAGTTCACGACTTCTATCGGACGCTTGCCGGGATTGCCTTCCAGTATCTTTTGCGTGACCGCTTTCTTCGGTCTTCCCGCGCCCGGTCTTGCACCGCCACTTGCCATACTGTCTCCCTTTTGAATTTTGATTTCCGTTTGATTATTTTGATTTCCCGCGAAATCAAAAAGGACGGTTGCCCGTCCTTCAATACTTCGTATTGGTTTTGATTTCTTTGATTTTTCCGTTTGATTTTTGATTTCGCGTTTTTTCGCGTTGGACTGCGGCCCCGCTCTTGGGGTGGAAATCGCCAGATTTTCGACCTCCCCCTCCCCGGCGGTCAGTCGTACTCTCTCGGCTTCGGTTTCCACCTTGAGCCTTCCTGTGCGCTCTTGCGTGAGTGACACGACCAACACAGGCTTTGCAGGTTGCTCGGAGCGAACCGCTCTCCGCCTTGCTTGATGGGAACGATATGGTCTACCATTGTCGCTCTCGTTCTTTTACCCGCTTTCAAACACTCCGCACAAAACGGGTGCTGATTGAGGTGCTGCTTTCTCGCGTGCAACCATTCGGGTGTCTTATAAAAGTTCTTCGTGAAGTTATCTCGTCCGTACTCGTTGTATTGCTTGTCTACGAGCCTCTTGTGTTCTTCACAGTATTGCCCGTCCACGAGCTTGGGACAGCCGGGATAACTACATGGTCGTTTTGGTTTTCTTGGCATATTTATCTCCTGCCTACACTCTTATTATATCTGCCGTTTGTCGCGTTTTGGCGGTTTTTGGCTCGGTCGTGTCGCTATTTATAACTCGGCTAAACAGTCGCTTATAATGGCTATCGCTTTATCCCTTCTTCTGGCGATTGCGTCGCGTCCCAAGAAGAACCGCTTGCTCATCTCTCGCAAGGACATCTTTTGCAGATAATACTTGCGAATAATCTCGTCCAGTCCGTTCGGAAGTCCTGCAACGCAGTCTTCAATCGCCGTGATACATACGAGAGTTCTATCTTCGGTCAATCCTTGTTTTTTCTTGTATTCCGCTATGGCTTTCTTGGCCGTATAGTTCTCCAAGTATTCCTTGATTTCAGTCGTTGTCATTGCAGTAGTCCTCCATTTCCTTTTGTCTTCTTTCTTCTCTTACCCGCTCGTCCCAAACCCAATCGCCGTTTTCTTTGGGGTCGATCTTGCTTTTTAGCCAACTTCGTATCTGTCCGCAGTCTTCCAAGTTTTCGTTCCAATCGTCCTCTAAACAGACTCCACACAAATCCCACATTTGCATCGTTCCGAACTTTTGCCCCTTATAAAAGAACAGCAACAGCATTTTATCGGCGGTTTCGTCATAGTACTTCCACTTGTAGTAATATCCCCAAAGTTTGCGACCGCCGTCATATCGGGTTTCTATGTAATTTTCGCAAGCCTCTTTTATGTCGGCTTTCGGCATCGGCAGTCCGAGTATTACCTCGTAATCGAATTCCGCCTCTTCCGTTATCACCACTTTGTTGATGTCTGCCATACTACTCCTTTTCAAACGCTTGAATTATCGCTTTTACCTCGCCTACGCTTTTTACGACTACCGCATATCCGCCCGCTTTCAATATTTGCCGAATCGTTTGCTGTTGCAGTGCCGTTGCCGTGTTTTTACCTACCTTGCATTCGAGACCTATAAATCTGCCCTTATAACAGACTATCAAATCTGGAATTCCCGCCGTTCCGTACATCCCGCCGTGTTCCTTCCAAAAGAACAAGTTTGGAACTGTCTTCAAATAATTGCTTATCGCTTTTATCAGGTCGCATTCCTTCACTTTTTTCGCTCCTATATAAAACTACCTGTCACAACCGTCACACCTGTCACTAAATGACACTTTACCAGTGTGACAGTAACCCCTCTATTAGAAATCTCGTTTTTGTGACGGATGTGACGGTTGTGACGGAGTGACAGTAGTGACGGATAGTGTTGTGTGAGAACTGTTTTCCTGTCACTTGCCGTCACTTTGCCGTCATTACCCGTCATTCTTATCAGGTCGAAATCGACCAGTTTAGCCGTATTAGTCTTCCGATTCATCGAATATCGCCCGTTGATATGTCGGTTTATAAGCCTGCCTTTTACCGAAATAATGTACTCTGCTCGAACCGCTCCGTTTCATCGAGTGTTCGATGCCGTCATAGTAGAGCTGCGTTTCAATGCTCGTTATCTCTTTGCCGAGTGCCGCCGTTGAGTAAATGCACGGACTTCCCGTCACATCGTACACAGCCTTGATTAAGTCGGTTGCAGTGCCTTTCCAACCCATCGGATACTGTTTTAAGAGGTCTTTGACCGTTTTCACGATAGGATTGTTCTCGTACTCGCGCTTTTTGCGTTTCCTCTCTTCTTCCTCCGCAGTTCCGACCATTTCCCATCGATACTTCGTTTCATCGAAATGCACCACGACGTCTTGCTGCCGAATATCTCGTCCCGTCATAAACAGCACGGCATTTTCGTCTTGCCGCTTTTTCTTGTAGATGATGAATATCGTGTCGCATACACCCATGATGCCGTTCGAACCCGAAATCATATTGAATACGTCATTTTCGTCCGCCATCTTTCGCAAATGGTGAATGAGAAAAATGCAGATCCGTTTGTTGTCGGCATACTCTTTCAATGCTCCGAGTTCTCGGTAGTCCGTTGCGTAGGCGATTTCGTCTTTCTTTGCCGAACCCCTGACCTTTTGCAAGGTGTCGATGATAATCAGTTTTATGTCCGGGTGTTCTTCGAACTCTTCGTCCAACTGCTTGATAAGACCGCCGTCCAAGCCGTTCGCCTTTATGGACAAATAGAAATTGCTCGGTGCTTTCCCGCCGTCAAGCACTTTGTTGAGTCGGTCTTTCAGACGAAAGATACCATCTTCGAGAGCGAGATACAGACACCCTGCCTGATTGCTTGCATAGTCCAAGAACTCTTTCCCACGGCTTATCGCCAAGCACATCTGCATCGCCATCCAAGACTTTCCGACCTTGGACGAAGCACACAATATCGCCAAGCCTTGCGGCAACACATCCGGGATTAACCATTCTGGTGGATCAATTTTCGCCGTTTGCAAGTCGCTTGCCGCTATGCTCGCCACGCCGCGTTTATAGACTTTCCGAACTTCTCTCTTTGCCGCCGCCACCGCTGCTTTTAGTTCTTCGGGGTTAGACATCAAGAGTTCGTTAGGGTCTTTCTTGCTCCCTGCAACGTTGAATACTATGTATGGAATCTTCGTCGCTTGGAGTTCTTTTTCAAGTGATGCAGACGCCTTTTGCCCCGGCTCGTCATTATCCAAGCACAGCACAAGCGGAGCGTTCGGCTTTTTCGACTTTACCTCTTTGACGAGTTTGTTTGCCCCGCCAACACCGCAGAGCGACACCGAGGCACCGCCGCATTGCATAATAGACAAGGCACAGAGCGGACTCTCCACGATAAAGACAGGTTCTTTGCTCGTCCCCCACAATGCTTTGCGATTAAACAGCGGCTCCGCACCCGCCTCTTCGTTTGTCGGTTTATGGAACTTTTTGTCGGATATACTCCGCGTTTGGTAGTATCGTAGTTCCGATGAGTACGGCAACACGATTGCGTTTCGCTTTACGTCATAGCCAAGGCAATATTTCTTCACCGTTTCTTTGGTCAGACCGCGCTTTTGAAAATAGTCGGTCTTGTCCGCGTCTTTGATGCACGCTTTCAGGTAGTCCTTGATGCTCGTCCGCTTGGAGCAATCGTCTATGTCGATATGGAACATCTCGGCAAGGAGTTTCGCCGCCTCTAACGGCTCTACTTCTTTTATCTTTGACGCGAAGGTTATGACATCACCCGTTTCTCCGCAGCCAAAGCACGTGAAGATATTGTTCTTGCGGTCAATCGAAAACGACGGAGTTTTTTCCCTATGAAACGGACATAGACCTTTATCTCTGCTATTCAATTTGACGCCGAATGCTTCGACTGCATCGGCTATTTTAACTTGGTCTTTGACCTTCTCGAAAATGTCCGTCATCGTTCCTCCGTTTTGGGTTTCCGGGCGGCGGACTTTTACCGCCACCCGTTGCCCGTTTGTTTTTATTCTTCGTCAAGCGCCGTGACCTTGGTTGCCATTGCCTTGACCTGTTCGGCCAAAGGAAGTACATTTTTGAGTTCTTCCTCGGTCAAGTTTCGGTCTACTGCGAACACCGCCTGCGAGTAGTTGATACCGCCGCTGTTCTGTGCCTTTTTCAGGGTGAACTTGGTGACCACGCTCACCGTTTTCTTTCCTTTGGAAAGAAGTCGCATCACATACTTACTGAACTCGGCAAGACTGCCCGTGGGGAGCGAGAGAATAATCGGCAGAGCCTCGCCTTCACGAAGAAGGTAGATTCTTCTCTTCTGCTTGCACGCTTTTGCCCCATTCTTGCCGCTGCCGAACTTGTTGAACTCACAGTCGGCGCACTGCTTGATTTCTCCGCTTTCCGCTTCGATACCGATGCGTCCGTCCATCGAGCCGCAGTCAGGCGGATTATTTCCGCCCGTGTACTCTTCCTTGTAGTAGCACGAGATGGGATGGTGATAGAGAATCACCGCTTTGAACTCTTTCGCCGAGTCGGGACTTTCGGGATCATCGCCCGGTACTTCGTAGGCAAGACCTCCGCCTGCTGGGATTTTGATTCTCTCGAACGAGGGAGTCAGTCCGTCAAGCTCTTCTGCGAAGATCTCGCCAAGGTCTGCGCTCGCTCCGTAAGTAAGTGCCGTGTCTTCTTTCTTTACGATTTCGTTTGCCATTGTTGTTTCGTCTCCTTAAATTAATATTTTTTCGATTTGGCAACGCGGATACTGTTCTTCTCCGCGATTTTTATGAGCCCGTCCAACCATTCCGGGAGTATGCCCTCGTTCGCCGCAATGAGTTCCTTGACCGTCGCCGAAAGGGTTTGGCTGTTGATAGTGAACAAATCTTCGAAGCCGTTTTTCTTCATGACTTCCCATAGTTCGCCTTTCCTTTCGGGTTCTGGTGCCGGGTACTCTTGCGTGACGAGCGAGAACGTCGTTCCGTTACGATTGAACGAAGTCAACTCTTCCGTGGTCATCAAGTCGATCATTTCGGTTGTTACACCGTCAATCTCTTCGTTGATGCCTTTGACCTCACGTTCAAGGTCGCTCTTTTGCATCCGCAGTTCCTTGAGTCTGTCGGACAGTTCCAGCAGTTTCGTATTCATCTGATACCTCCTGTTTTGTTTGATTGCTTTTTCAAGCGGAATACCTTTCTTCAATCGAGACGCGACCGTGCTGCGAGATACCCCGTATATCCTGCAAATCTCCGCAAGCGTAAACACCTTCCCGTACATCACATATCGTTTCGTTCGGCTCGTGTTGCTGTTCTGCCTGTGTTTAGGTATCCATTTACAGTTATTCGGGCAATAATCTCCGCCGTTGTCGATACGCTCTATCGTCAAGCCGTCTTTGTATCCGTGCGACATTGCCCAGTAGAAGAACGTCTCAAAGTCTTCCCATTCGGCACACACGCTCACGCCCTTTGCGCCGTAATACTTGAAGTCTTTGCTCTTCGGATTAGCGCATCGCTGTTTCATATTCGCCCATATTCGATGCAGTCGCAGTTCTCCGTTCGGCATCGCTTTTTGCATCTTGCGGTAACATCCGCACGACATCGTGTGTCCGTTGACAAGGTCCGTTCCCCGTACTATCGCCGTTCCGCCACACTCGCACTTGCACGCCCACATCAAAGCCGTGTTCTTCCCGTGCGGTGGCAATGGTTCTATTGCCGTAAGCCTTCCGAACTGTCTTCCCGTCAAATCCTTAAACTTTCCCATGCAGTAACGTCCTCCAATCGTCAACCATCAATTTTGCAATATCGCCTTTGTGCTTTAATGCGTTCATTATCTTTTCGTCTACCGTGTTCTTCGCCACGAGATGAATGTATAGACACTTTTCTTTCTGTCCGATTCGGTGAATTCTTGCTCGGCTCTGCTCATAGTTCGCATAGGAGAAGTCCAACGAATAGAACACCGCCACGCTTGCCGCCGTCAGCGTTAGCCCCATTCCCGTGGTTTGCAGTTGTCCCACGAACACTTTTACATCCGGGTTCTCTTGGAAGTCTTTCACTTGCTCCGCTCTATCCTTCGTTGCGCCGTAAATCAACCTATAGCCCAACTTTTTCTTTTCAAGCATTGCTTTTATGGCTTCGATTTCCGGGACGAACCGTGCGAACACGACTACCTTTTTGTCTTCTTCCACGCAGCTGTCGATGATGTCTTCGAGAGCCTCTATCTTTGCCGTACTTACTGTCTGCGGCTTGGCGGTTGCATCGTCACGGATAAACCCGCCCGTGCATTGCGACAGTCTTAAAAGCTGCGTCAGAATGTTCCTTGCTGTCACTTCCGTATCGGCGGAGAGTTGAGCGTAGCAGTCCTCTTCTATCATCCGATACACCGCCTCGGCTTTCGGTTCGAGTTTTATTGTCCGCACTTCGTCTATGAATGGCGGTAAGTCGACCGCATCCTGTATCTTGATTCGGAACGCTATCTTATGCACCTTTTCCACAAGTTCTGGGAGATGATTGTACCCTACGATTTGGTGGTTCTGGTAACCGCCCATCACGGCATAGCGATTGCGAAACAAGTAGTAGGATGGTCCGAGTATCTCTTCGTCCAAGAACTTATACTGCGAGAAGAAGTCCAGCGGATTGTTCGTGACGGGAGTTCCCGTGAGTATGACGTTGAATTTTGTCTTCTTGCCGAGTTTATGTAGTGCCTTGGACTGCGCCGTTGCCGGGTTCTTAATCTTGGACGATTCATCGCACACGATCATGTCGGGATTCCACTTTCCTATCTCCGTTTCAAGTCTCCAAGCCGATTCGTAGTTCACGACTATGACCTGCAATGTCGAGCCGTTCATATATCCGAACGCTGCTTTTTTCTTGGCTATTGAGCCGTCCAAAATCGTCAGCGCATACCGATAATCCGCAAACTTTTGAAACTCTTCTTCCCACACACCGACTATGGACTTCGGTGACACAACAAGCACTTTACCGACACGCTTTTGACTGTTTAACGCCCCTATTAGCGCAATAGTCGTGATTGTCTTGCCCGTCCCCATATCCATTAGGAACGCTACCGCTTTGCCAGTATCGAACTGTTTTAGCGCGAAGTTATATGCCTTTACTTGGTGGCTGTAAAGACTGCCCTTAATCGGCGGTTTTATGGTCGGTTCGGCATTCCCTTTGGTGTCCGTGCTATCTGCCGTCAAAGCCTGTAATTCTTCGTCAAGCGTTGCTCCGAGCAGTCCGAGCGTTGCTACATTTTCTTTCGTGAGCGGAACTACCCAACACTTATCGTCCGCATCGTAGAACCTGTCCTGCATATCCTTGATGCTACCTCGATATGCGAATGAATCGTAGATGCGTATGGTTTCGTTAGATCGGACAGCGTACATTCATTCCCTCCCAGTCGATAACCTTGACCATCTTCTCTGCGCCGAATGCGTTCATCATTCGTTCGCTCTGTTCGTAACTGAACGGAAGACCGCCGAGCAGTATTGCCGCAAGTTCCGCCCTACTGATTTCAAACTCGATACAGAACAGCGACAGACTTCCGCATTCGTCCTTTACCATTCGGATGAATTTCTTTGTATTTACTTTCACTTATTACCTCTCTTCGGCTCTTTGAATGTCTTGAGAATGCCTTTCATCATTTCCAAGTCTTCTCCCGTGAGCCCTTCTGCGATTCTTTCAAGAAACTCGGATTGTTTTTGGGAGAAATACTTTTTCCCCAATCGGTATCCATCGGCTATGTACACGCCACCACCATGTCCTTGCACCGTGTAGACCGGGTAAGATAAGGAAAGCGTCAGAATGTCTTGGCGAATCGTCCATTCCGTCACGCCGAACTCGAATGCCAAGTTTGCCACTTGTTCGCGTCTTCTCTCGCATAAGGCTTCTAATATCGCCATGCGTCGTTCATTCGCTTTCACTTATCTCACCTCCTTTGCTCTTGATGGCTGTATTCTAAAGGTCAAACCGATGGGGTTTTCTACGGTTTGAAAAATTATTTTCAATTTTTTTGAATTTGTTTTGGGGAAAATAAAAAGGCCACCGACTAACTACTCTCCTATTCGGATTTCGTTAATCGGTGGCCTCTCAATACTGGTTTAACCTACCGCTTTAATGCAAGTTGGATGTCTTGGTTTTACATTGTCCCTATTTCAGACCGACCAAGTTCCTCTCGCAAGTTTATTTAGTTAGAGCGTAACAGTTCTTGCCCTTGTGGTGCGAACACGTCTACTTGGACGTGACGCCTACTGATTGGCTTTGATACAGTTACTGTGCCGCAATGCGGACACTTTATTCGTGTAAGACCATCTTCGCCTTGAAAGCCGACTATAATATTGCGGCAGTTCAGGCACACCCATTGTATAGGGACATCGCCATCTTTAAAGTGCATAGTTGTTAGATTGCCTCCTTTCTCCCTGTGATACCTCGGTTTCGTATTTTTTCTACTGCTTTTGTGCGGTTGGGACTTCCTACACAGAAGTAGAAAAGCCGTTGTATCTTCTGTTATTATCTCACTCGGCAAAACGGGGCGGATTTGCCAAGATCAATGATTATTTATGACTGCGGCAAGCGTTCGGCTATCGTATATCGGTATCCGTTTCGGCTTTTTGAAACGCGGAATCTCTATTTCACTTCCGCATTTGTCGCAGACGAATCGTCCCTCGGTTTCTTCGAGGTACATATCCTTGTTTAGTTTCCCGCATACGGGACATTTTGCATCATACAGCATTTTCTTCACGCTCCATTTGCGCTTGGATTTCCAAACCCTTATCGCTTACGTGGATGAGTTCCGTGAAGTTTCCGTTCTTATAAAATTTCCACTCAATGTCCGATTCACAGTTAGGACAAGTCACTGTTGCCTTTTTTCTGTATTCGAACTCTATATTCAACTTTTGACCGCATATTCCGCAGTACTTCTCTGTTTGCATGATAATCCTCCCATTTAATTTACCAAGTCTTTAATCACTTTAATAGCAACACCTTGAATCTGGCATCCGTCAACAATAATATCTTTGATACGCTTGTTTTCCGGGTGCAATATTATTCTTCTGTTCGCCGGGTCCGGGCGATACCGTTTCAGCGTTACCTCGTTGTCCACGAGTGCGACCACGATATCGTTGTACTCTGCAGTCTCTTGCTGTCTCACAAGCACAAGGTCTCCGTCATCGATGCCCGCCTCCACCATGGAATTGCCACTCGCCGTAAGCAAAAAGCACTTCTTTGCGTTTCCAACAAACGATGCCGGAAGTTTGACATAGCCATCGATACACTCGTACTCTTCCGTAAGCGGTCCGCACGGCACATAACCAAGTTTCGCTACCGACACCGTCCGTTCCGTTCTCGATTGCTCGATAGATTCGTATCCGTAGTGTCCTCTCGCTATCATGCCTTTTTCAGCCATGTAGTCCAAGTACCTCTTTACCGTGGTTTTCCCCACGCCGAGGTCTTCCGCTATCTCACTGTATGGCGGAACGCGTCCTGTTTTTTCGCACTTGTCTTCGATGTACGTCTTAATTGTTTTGATCAGTTCAGTATCCTTTGTTCTCATTTTGTGATGGCCCTCACTTTACTATATCTGGAACGCTCGTTCCATTTAGCATCTTTATTATACTGATTTCCTATGTCGATGTCAAGAGTCTGAAAGGCATAAAATTTGGGGTGTGCAATAACGCGCACACCCCACTAAAAAAGTTGTAATAAAAGCGATTAATTGGAATTGTAACAGCTAAGCAATCTTGGTCAATTTGAGAGTTTTTAATCTACATGTTTCTCATTGCTTATTGCAGTCTTCAAGCCTGTCTCTTAAATCGGAAATCGTTTCGCCGTTGTAGGAAAAATATAGCGTGCCTTGCACTTCACCACTTCTCTTGAGTAAAACTTTTGCCAATGCACTTAAAGTCCACTCTTCTCCGTTGTAAAGTACTTTCCTCTTTTCGTCTGCTACAACGACCTTGACGGTTCTATCATGAACGAACTCTAATTCCGCACCTACAGGAATCCCTATTTTGGCGAACTCAAATTTCTCTCTTTTTTGTCTTGCAATGGCTTTTGCTACCTCTTCTTGCTTTGCATCGGATTTAGAAATAGACCATTTTTTTAGTTTACTCGTTGTCCCATGAATTTCAGCCATTGCTTCAAAAATTTGATAAGCGTCTTCCGCGGATATAGAATAAAACTCACGGACTCTCTTTTTTCCGTCAATTTCGTCACGCGATCTCAGCTCGGGATTTAATTTATCAATCATGGCATGCAACTTCATATCAGTAAGACGTGACTCAACTTCGTATGTTGCATAAATTCTGAATGCATAAGGCGTGCATTCGGTTTGATTTAAGTGTTTTACCCGACTTACCACATCGTCAGCGTATCCGATTTTTACATAGTCGGGAAACGATGGATTTGTAAGTATGTAAATGTATCCTTTATTTTGCTCACTCATATTCCTTTACTTCCGTGAAAATTTTATTAAACAGCAATTGTTTAAATAATTCATTAATTTGTCTGACCATTTTTTCTGAATGCACCTGTGTCCCTATCTCTATGTTTCCTGACATACCATGATAGGAAAGATTCGCCGAGGAAATCAACACGTCATCGCTATCCACTGCTAGAATTTTTGCATGAAGTGCTGCCATTTTATCATCTTTATTTGTATAATTATAAACTTGCAAAAATTTCCCTTTATAGCGAAGTATTTTCCCTATTGAGGATTGACCGCTAATGTCGTTAAAGAATATTTTTACAAGAACACCTTTTTGACTTTTTGCCACCAACAAATCTATCAATTCAGAAACAAATTCCGATACAGAATAGCCAGTTAACAAAATGCTCTTTTGGGCATTCTTTATCATTTCTTCAACAACATTTTGAATCCGCTTTGTTTTCAGAGAAAATGATGGAGGTATAGTTGCAACCAAACCCACCGTTTCCTTTTGTTTTTCATACAGTGCATTGCCCACGAGCTCTATCAAAGACATTGCTTGTTCTTTACTCAATTGAGGATATTCTTGCTCAATTAATTTCAATGATTTTGGAAATAATCCGCACTCAAAATCCCCACCATTTAAAGCGGCAATCTCATTTTTTATAGTGCTGAATATTAGCTCTGTTTTTAGACTTCCAAATTGCATAAATCCCTCACAAGATCGCGGAAGTACGACTGCTCTTCCCGTCCTCCGATAGGAACAACTAATGCTCTATCTAACAATCTGTTACCGTTTTCACATGCGGTTTCGGATATCATTGAACATGAATGGCATGCTGCTCCGTTAGACTTTTCCGCCGTCGGTAAAGTTTCCATGCATTCTGGGTCATTAGTACAATTCATTGCATTTTCGAGAGCACCTTTTAGCAGCGGAAGCAATCTATCATAATTACCCAACTCCACTAGTCCCCCAAGAGAACCTTCTTTATCAGAACTGCCGGTATATAATAGTAGTCCGCACATATTCTCGCCAAAATATATTCTCTCTTTAATTGAAGAGGACGAATATCCTGATTGCAACGACATTTCTTTTATAAGCAAGTGCGCTAAAGTATGCATTAAAACATATTCCGCATTCTTTTTTACCCCTTGAGTCCACCCCCTAGACAAACAGTATTGCTCATAGCAAAACTCGTATTGCTTAGAGAGTGTCTTTACCGTCGGTATTTTGCACCACTCGCCCAAAGTTTTTTTATTAAATTCAATAAAAATACCTTCGCCATTAACCTCTACAGCAGGCAACCAAGGTTCGCCTTTAGATTTATTTAACCTTACTATATTTACTTGCTGCTCCGCATCTGGATCTGGTGCGGCTGTTCTCGTAAACCCCAACAAAACCATTACATCTCGTAACCGAGTTATTCTTATAACACGCGAGAAATACTTTTTTAACCCACTTGGCAATTCATCTTCTTCCGCCTTAAAATGCTTTTTGTTCGATGCATATGATGGATCATTATGATGAGTAATAGCCAAATACTCCATCAATTTTATTTCCGTAAACTCCTTAATGTTTTTACGGCGATTCTCTAACGCCTTGTCGAACTCACTCCTAGAATATTTTTCAGCAAAGTACTGATTATATATAAATGTTTCCGCATCAGGAACCTTCATTTCAATCATCTGCTCTAAAGTTCTAAGATGTTCGTCAATTAAATTATATAATGGATCTGTCCAAGGTGGAATAGAGATGGCACTGCGAATTACAGGAAAATATACGTTAGAAGCACCACGCTGCGACGGAATAACAGCACTATCACATTTTTCTGGTTTTGTCGTTGGTCTAAAAGGATGTTTTCCTGTACACTTTTTTCCTTCAAACGCATCTTCTTGCATAGCGCCACTTAATGAGCGCTTTTCTCCGCAATCCAAACATTGTACCCACATATCTGCTAATGTTGAGGTATAGCCAGTGGAATACATCCTATAATTTTTATGACCTGTTGTCTTCCCTTTATGTATCCACCAGTCCCAAGGGAAATCATCCATGTGTCCTTTTTCGCACATTACAATAAATCTTGATGGATAAGCAATTCTATGACATACAGGGCATGTCGGGCCATAAATCTTATATCGCTCCTCATCAAAACTATCACGAATGTCAAACAGCCTGCCGCATTTTGGATCCGAACATACATGATAATTTGGAAAAGAAACTACAGGCACGTCTCCTTTTTTTGATGTTTGCGGCATATAAAAATATGAGACGTTAAGGTAAGACGCCAATCTACCGTCAATTATCTTTTTGCCTTTTGACTGCCAGTAGCTCGTATCAAGAACCGTTACGGAATCTTTAACAGCATCTACAATTGCGCCAGGTCCAAATGTTGTTATTAATTGATTCGGCCTAATTTCTCCAATTTTATTTTTATCAAAATAAGCCATATCACTCCTCCGTCCAATAGAATAATGTTGCGGACGCTTCAACTTCACGCATTGAGTTCAACGTCCCCTTTTCCGTTATAGAGCAATCTTCACTGTAATAATTCATAAGTCTATTATACTTTTCAAGATATTTATTGCCCACATAATAAACTAGTGTCTTCGATTGCGCTGCAATACACTGCCAATCACCCAAAAAGCGTTCTATTTCGTCTCTCGTATCATCTCGTGCTTGAGGATTAACTATAGCCAATCGATCTAGAATAATACTATATAGGCGTTCTTTTTGCTCCGCAGATAATTTGCCGATATCGTTTGCCTTCATGTTATCTGCAAATTCCGGCATTTCCAATCTCAATGCTGCGACTACCAGTGCATGCAACACTCTATCTCTTGCTCGTGCCGAGAAAGGAGTTGCTGTTGTTCCTTCTACGTATCTATAAAGTTGGCTATGATAACCTACAAAGTTCTCGTAGTGAGATAAGTCTCTTGGTCTGTACGGATTGTACATGGTAAACACCAATCCTGGATGTTGACGTCCAATACGGCTTGTTGCTTGTATGTATTCGGAGTTTTGCTTAGGCTGCCCCATTACAGACATTAAACCCAACCGATCAACGTCCATACCAACGGCTATCATATTTGTTGCTATAGCAGTATCTAATGCACCCTTTTGGTCACTAGAAACTTCCAGTTCTTTTAATTTCTCCGTAATTTTACTGGAAGCGATGCGTGAGGTTATTTCTATTTTTTTATTCAAATATCGCGTCGTGGCAAATTTATATTTCTTTTTCAAACGATTAATTCTCTTCGGAATATCGTCTTGTAATAGTCTTACCGTGCCGCCCAACTCTCTGATACTGTTAAAATAACCAACTAAAGTGTAATATGGATCTATTGCTCCTTTATATTTTTCATCACTCATCAATTCCGAAACCGTTTGCAACACTATTGCATAAACTCTTAATGTTGTGGTCTTCATTGACTGCCCACTTGCGCTTATCCCAACATATTTTCTGAATGGTTTTTCCGATGTAGGGATTTCCTTTATAAAGAAACTATCTCCAATCTCAAAGCCATTCGCGGGAAATTGCATCGATTGTTTTCTGCCGTATAAACAACGAATTTGCTCGTGTGCATTTTTTATTGTTGCTGTCGAAACAATGTATTTCGGCAAAATTTTCTTTCCATTTGCCGTATAAGAACATAGGTCTTGAATGATTGTTTCATAAGCACCATATATCGTTCCCAAAGGTCCCGTTATTAAATGCAACTCATCTTGCACGATTAGTTCAGGTGGCGCAAATGGTTTAACATTAACAACACTCGCCGCAGGAAGCTTACTTGTTGCATTATGCCTATTTTCGTGTGCTACGCCCATAGCAATGTACCCATCACGCTCGCATTTTCTATCTACTCTACCAAATAAAGCATTTGCGGATGGATTCCAAGGAAGATTTGCGAACTTGTCTACTGTAGCCAAAATAACAGTAGGACACTTGTTATAGATTTCTTCATCCACAAGATATACGGGGATACTCATTCTCTTAGGCATTTTGTATTTGTAAAAAATACAATTTTCGTCTTCGCAATATATCTCTACACTTTTCCTTTCAAAATCTATATAATAGTTTTCTTTTTTTAGTTCTCGCCCGCAAAACGGACAAGTTAACAGTTGTTTGTACAATAAATTTCGATTGTTTCTACCCCCGTCAGGGTTATCTGCATTATCTTTAAGGGATTCAAATGTATTAGGAGTAACTCCTCCTCCAACCCAAAAGCCTATGCTAATAGGTTCTTTTCCATAACGCGGATACTGACGTTGACGCTCCATCTCTGCAGCTATGACCATTTTCGTAAGTCTATCGCGTTGTTGAGTCGTAAGCAAACGCAAGGTATAGCGCAATATCGCCGTTACACCGCCATCGTTATTATACTCGCCATTATCATTGCTTCGCAATCTTCTATTAGCAATCGTAAATGCTATTAACCCCAAATATGCCTCTGTTTTACCGCCACCCGTCGGGAAATAAAGCAAATCTACTATCTCCCTATCTTCATGCGATGGATCGACTATGCCATTTAAATTCATAAGAACAAAGGCAATTTGGAACGGGCGCCAACAAAACAAATTCTCTTTCTTTTTCGGATCGACGAATTCTCCAAAATTGCACTCTATTCCTTTACCATGCTTCTTGGAGAATGAGGCGATACTTCTCTGCAACGACATTACACAATTCATAAAGCAAAATGCCTCAAATGCAGTATCATTGCTCGCTATGAGATCTATACCTTGCTCAATTCTTCTTAAAGCCACTCTACATTTTTCAATCACATCGTTTCCGACTTTTTGTTTGAACGCAGGATCCGCCATTCGCTCATCATCAACTAATGTCGAGATGATCCACTTAGAGTACGCATCGCTTAATGCGCGTAGCCGAGCAATTGTTTCTTCTTTGTTCTTCGGTCGAGCCATAAAACTCATTGAGAAATGGTCATCGGCGAAACCATCGATAGTAGCCCTTACTCCTGGGAACTCATATTCCGGTATAAACGAGGTGTACACTTTGGATGCGTATTTTTCATCTACACAATCCCACATAATTGCACATCCACGTCCTCGCCCGAAAATGGGACGCTGTGAATAGTAGAATTCGTCCGGAGCCAAAATGTCACGGCAAATATTTTCTGCCACAAAGCAGTTTGTCTCTTCATCGATGTACGCTTCAATCTTTGCTTGGAAAATGATTGATTCTAAGGCAGAATTCCCTTTAGGTCTTTTATTTGTCAAATGCAATGTAACCAACATGTAGTCGCTATTGCGCAAACCTATTTTTGTGACATATAAATGCAAATTAGAATCAACAGGCAAAGGATAATCTTGATGTTTTTCAAACGATTCAAAATCGATATCTACCGTTTCCTTCATAGGTTGACGCGTATACAAATATCGAGTTTTCTCTTCGCCTTTTTCGGTCGTATATTTTTCGGTAGATTTTACATAATCTCCCCAAGAAACATCAGCCTTAATATGCTTTGTGCCTTTTCTTAGATAAAAGCTCATGCCGATAGTTGACTGCTGACTAAATTTTGTCGCAGTCATTGGTTCATTATCGTCTTCATCCGGTTGCGGAGTATAGTTTGAATCTTGTTCGGTCCTATCTACATCTTCATCGAGTTCTTGCTCCATTTCCATGCAATCAACGAGGACTTGCGGATATAACATACCCGTCAAATATTCAAACATCGGGCTTTCATCCAACACTTCGTCTTCCGCTAAAGGACCGACCAAGTCTTTTCTTAAAGCCTCAATTATTTTCTGTCTTACCTCAGATTCCAAAAAGCTTTTATCTTCTGCCATCTCATTCCTCCGTATCTATCACTTCGCTGAGTCCTAAAATATACTTCAGTGTGTTCCCCACCGAAACAACTTCGTCAGTTATAAGTTTGTACTCCCACGGCTTTTTATCAAAGTCGACTATCGATGCATACTTACACCACTTGATACCTTCTTTTGCCTTTCCTACGACATCCGGATTCTTAACTTCATTTTTGGCCTTAACTTCAATCATATATTTTGCGGTCGGAGTTTCTACCAAAAAGTCAGGATTATATTGTTGTCCCGCCTGCCAGAATAGTCCCAGTTGATTAAGAGGCGGTTTTATCCAACGAATGACGTCGGTATCATCTTCCAACACAATTGAGAAAAGTCTTTCCGTATCGCTATCGAAGGCATTCGCGCCGTAATAGGACTTTTTGTACCCCGTAAACACATATTTTTTAATTTCGCTTTTATTCGCAAAAGATTTACGGAAATTTACTTCTCCGCCGTCCGCTCGCACGTTTTTAACAGCCTTTCTGAAGATAATTAAATCCTTTTGCACAACATGCGTATAATATGTTTGTCTATCCATATTATCGTGTATCTGCTTAACTATATCATCAATAATAAGTTTTGCATAACGACGCACGATTCGCTTCTTGTCTTCATCAGTTCCGTCAATCAAAGCAAGATATTGTTGTACAATATCCAAAATATAGTCAGCATCTTCATCAACCGAAATTTCACTTAATGCGTCGCAATCAAGCAACATACACGCAAGAGTGTTCGTTGCATCATCAACTTCTAGGATTTCGGCATCAAAAGACTCCAGCATTTCTGCATTAACAGCATTAAATCTTTCTATTTTAGATGCTGCAATTTCAAAATCTGCTATATTACGCTTTACAACGAACGGTTTCAACGTCACCGTAGAACTCGGTTGAACCAGTATTTTGGGAACGGAGATTGCTTTCCTGCTTAACTCCGTTACGGTCGCAACAAAGTCTTCCTTTTTCATCGGTTGACCTTTTTTTGTTGCAACGGATGCGGGTTCAATAGGCGTAGCCTCATCAAGATGTTCTTGACTCTCGTTTTCCTCTATAGAGTCAAAAATAGAGTACTGAAGATTCTCTTGCTTTTCAGTTTTCCTAGTTTTGCCAAAAGACCGCATGTACTCTTCGTACATTCTATCCTGCGTTTTAACATCGCCAACGTCGGTGAACGACTTTACTCCTACACTTACAAAGATGTCATCCAATAACGAAAGTTGTCCGTCTCCAATGCCGTTTGTTATTTCGACTATTTTTGTCGGTTCTACACCTCTATCGTCCAAATTACGATACCTAAACGTATCGCTGTTTTTTATGTCTTCGACTATTTCTCGATAATGATCATGCGCAACGATATCCAGCGTGTCAATCGCCTCATTACCAGTAATCGTGCCAAAAGGCAAACGCAAGCCACGCCCAATCGTTTGAAGCGCCAAAATATCACTTTTAGCAGCATTGAGCGGAATGATTGTAAATAGATTATTTACGTCCCAGCCTTCCTTTAACTTGTAGACATGGAGAACTATTTCAACGGGGTTCTGTGCGCTTTCGATAGAAAGGAGCTTTCGGATATTCTCTTCCGTTTCTTCACCTTTCATATTTGAGTGAATCTCAATAACTTTACCACGGTATCTTCCGTTGTTAAAATCATCGCTATCAATCATTGCTCGGATTTTCTTTGCATGCTCCGTATCTTTACATGCAATCAATACAATAGGTTTTACATAATCCAAATTGTTATCTATGCAATATTGATAAACAACCTTTTTACGGTTTTCGTGCAAAGTGAGACCATCGCGGATTTTCATTTCTTCAATATCTTCCGCGCTATATCCGCCCGTATTGGTTCTACCCATCACTACGGGAATTTTTAAATACTTACCTGCACCCTTTGCCAAATCGTAACTGTATATCACGTTATTGTGCGACTTCGGCGTAGCGGTAAACTCAAGTCCTAAAATCGGCTTTAAGTAACTTATCGCTTTCATAGAAGCCGGAGCATAGTATCGATGCGCCTCGTCCATACAAATAACAAGATCGTCAAACTTTGCAAGTACGTCGGCAAAAGAGGAGCCGAGTGTCTCCTGGTATTTATGAAACTTAAAAGTAGTATCCGTTTTACTGTTGAAAATTTTGCCGATATTGAAAATGAAAAGTTGAATCTCGGAAGTCTTTTCAATCTCTATTTCACCTTGAACGAACCTTGCAGGATACCTGATGTAGTTTTCCCCATCATACACCTTTGGCCTGCCCATCTCCGCTTCCAACCCTTTGAATATGTACTTAGGATGTGCGGGGTTTGCCTCTTTACGCAGTTTATCATAAATGGTATTACCGGGAGCAAGAATGAAAAAGTGCTTGTACCCCTTTGTTTTGTACAAGTAGTAAATTGCTGCTCCCATCAAACGAGTTTTACCAATACCCGTTGCCATGTCAAAGCAAAAAGAGGGGAATTTGAAGTTGTCATCTACTTTTATAGTGTGCTTGTCCTCGCAATTCGCCGTAGCTACAGATTCTATTTCAGCGAGAGTATTACGCTTGTAATCGCAGTTTGAAGAAATAGCGTCAAGATACTGGAGCGCTTCCTTTTGCGGTTCTCTCAAACTCATTGCGTATCCAATTTGATTAACGATATTGCTCATTTACTTCACCTCGCTTTCAAAAGTGCATTTATCAAGCAGATCTTTGGGTATCTTTTTTACAGCCACATTATCCGGAAGTCTAAGTCCCGATTGAATCTTTGTTCCATATACCAGCAAAGATTGTCCCTCGCCTAAATTAGCAAGCAAACTGTTGATATATTCGCCGTTGACAAACTCTTTTGTGATATGTATAAACCGTTGTTCGCTGGATTTTCCGTGGAATTTTCCGTCAGGCTTATATTTGAATCCTTCCAATTTACAGATCGCCTCACACATCATTTCAAAAGTGTATTCAGGATTAATTTGTTTAATTGTAGGAAGTTTAGGATTAGGAACAAGCAAACTCGGCGCAAGTTCATAGAACTTATATCCGCCGCCACCTTGCCAGTTTACAGCCTTACTAATGCCACCTTGTTCACCGTCAATTACTTTGTCCATTCTAACTTTGCAATGTGTGTATGCATGATTTCCAAGTTCTATACCAATCCAACGCCGTCCCATCTTATGCGCGACCGCCGCAGTTGTTCCAGAGCCAAGAAAAGAATCTAGCACCAAATCACCTTCTTTTGTTGCAAGCGTTAGTATTTTTTCAATTAATCTTTCAGGCTTTGGCGTTTCGAATACATCCTCCGCATTAAAAACTTTCACCTCTCTCTTTGCTTCTTGATTATCGCCAACCTCGTCTCTTAACCATATAGTAAGAGACGTCATTCCTTCTTTTACTTCGGATAAAAAACGTTTAATTCGAGGCGTATTGTTGCCATCTGGTCCAAACCAAACCCTGTTGTCCCTTACATATTCTTCAAAACTTTCTTTTGATAATCTCCAACTAGTACCATCAGGCGGCATAACTTTACGGCCTGATGGCGTCGTAATCTCATATCTGTCTTTGGGCGTCATTCTTTTGACAGAAATATCACCCGAGGTCCATGGTCCTCGCGGGTCATTGTCTGGATTTTTATATCTTGCATTTGCTTCTTCACTTCTTGGCAATAAATTAGGCCGCCAAACATCCTTATTTTTTGCATACACAAGCACATAATCATGGTTATCTGAAAGCCATTTTGCATCATTTTGCGGAGAAAACTTCTTTTGCCAAATAACCGAACAGATAAAATTGTTTCTACCAAATATTTCATCACATAATATTTTTAAATAGTCTCTTTCGTCATCATCTATACTTATCCATAGTGAACCCGTATCGGCATCAAGTAAGTTGTATATTATTGATAATCTCTGCCGCATCAATGTCAGCCAAATACTATGCTCTACCGAGTCATCATACTGTTTGAATGCCGAACCAGTATTATACGGCGGATCAATATAAATGCACTTAATTTTGCCTGCATAAGCTTGTTCAAGGGCTTTTAATGCAATCAAATTATCCCCGTGAATCAGCATATTTTCGCTGTCGGGGTCACCATAAGATTTACTCTTATCCTCAACCAAAATTCTCGGTTCTATTTCTTTTTGTTCGTACTTACCAACCCAAGTAAGTTCCAACTTTCCGCTCTTTTGCATTATCTCGTCTCCGATATTATTTTTTGTTTTTTTAGATAGGCTCTTAATTGCTTATTGATTTCTGTTCTTTTCTCTAGGATCGCCGGAGTCCTTCGCCAACACTCGTTGAGTTCTTTAACGCATTCGTTCCTCATTGTATCGTTTTTTGTGATCATAAAATCCCAATACAAGCAAATCTGATCGTGGCACAATTTATGAATTTCACAAAATGAATTGTATATCCCTTCATCCATAAACGGTTGATTTTCATTTAGTTTTTGTTGGAACGAATTATAGTCATCGATACTCTTATGATACTTCGTTGTTCTTTCATTGATCTTTTCATTCTCATCTTGACTTTCATAATATATCCCCGAGGGATATAAAGCCGACGTACTTTCAATCATTTTACCCAATTCATGAGATAGTGTCTTATATATCTCAAACTCAAAATCAAATTGAGTTTTGGTCATATGGGAAAAACTATCTAATTGTGATTTTAATTTTTCAAGTGTTTTGTTTTGAGAATACACTATTACACTTGAGACTATTGCCCATAGAGCAACTATGCAAGATACTACCAAACTAGCAATTTCCATCAGTTTCTCCTTAAAATTTTAGAACTATTTTGAAAAGCAATATCGGATTAGTAATCAGGCGCTTTTCAAACTCTTCTATTTCCTTTTGCACTTCTTCATTGATTTGCGATACTTTTTGATGATAGTTGTCCATCATCTTTTTTGCCTGTGCCAATTTTTCTTCAGCATTCTTTCGTATGTCAACCTTTTCATAAAAGTTATTGCACTGTTTTGCTTGTTCAGTTAGTTCGGCTGCTTCGTCCGTTACTTCTTGAATGCTAATCATCAACTGCTCTTCTTGAACTTTTGCCCAGTTTTCGAGTTTATGGCGTTGATAAGCTATGTATTGTTGATTTTCGGCGTTGTACTTACTCGTCATTTCTTCAAGCAGTTTGTCATAAACGCTGTCAACAAGGGTTTTCTCCTCTTCAGTCAGTTTGTATTGAAAAAACTCTGTATCATCAATCTGTTCCAGTGAAGGCAATAGGTCATCTTCGTCAAAATCAACATACTCCCCTTTGTCGTCACACAACAGCAACACAGGAAACAACAGCTTTGAGTTGTCGCAAAATGCGCCTACAAACAACCAACCATGCGCCCCGAAAACCCGTTCGCCCCAGTTTGGTGTTTGCCAAATGTTCATTGGCGGCAATCCTATGTCATCGTCTTCAACATTGCGCCAATACTCTTCTTGTCGCAAATATCTATCAATATCAAGTTTTATTGCATCAAGATCAGCGCATTTTTGTTCACTGGTTTTGGTCAGTAGTATATCCCGCAATTCACGAGCTTTCTTGTTGCGCTTTGCATCAAGTTTTCTGTCTAATTTATCAAACTCGCGCTTGATTTCAGCCGCCGTATTGCATTTTTGATAAATTGCCAAAATTTCTTGTTCGAAGTTGATTCCGGATTCCAATATACCAAGAGCGATATCCGATGAACCAAACACTCCGTCAAATAGTTCGAACTTTTTTGAAAGAATCTCATACACCCGCATATCAGCCTGGTTGCCCGTATTAAGCAAATTTATTGCAACTACGTCATTCTTTTGTCCGTAACGATGACAACGACCAATACGTTGTTCTATTTTCATCGGGTTCCAGGGAAGATCGTAGTTTATTACCGTGTTGCAAAATTGCAAATTCAAACCTTCGCTTCCGGCATCCGTCAAAATCAATATTTTTGCATTATGCTCAAAGTAGTCTACAATAGCATGCTTTCTTTCCACTGCGGGGCCATAATTCGTTTTGCCGAAATTTTTGACTTGATATGCTTTGTAAATTTCTTTAGTTCTCTCGTCAGTATTTTCGCCGTTAAACAGCACTATGTCTTCATCGCTGATTCCACTTGCAATTAATTCTCTTGCAACATATCTTTGCGTTCTTTTGGACTCAGTAAATATAACAACTTTTTGCGCTATTCCTTTTTCGAGTTGCATGCCAAACGCAGCCTCAATCGCTTGCTTTAGAGCTTTGATTTTTGCATTTGTTTTTATCTTCTCGGCGTTTTCAATAATCGCTTTTACTTCGTCGATTTCTTCTTGTATTTGCTGCTTTTGAAAGAGTACGTCCGCATCCTCTTCAGTGTCATCGTCCTCATCATAATCATCATCAAGGTAGTTCCAAAAAAGTTCGAATCCCTCTTGTGCATCTTTCGACTTTGTTCCCGCCAGCAACTTTTGCAATCTATCCAAAATCACTTCAAAAGTCTCAATAAGAGCAAAACTCGATGATGCCAACAACTTACGAATGACAAGCGTCATCAAGTTTCTGTTTGCAGTTGGTAGCGAGTACAAATAATCCCGTTTTAGAAAATTGTTTACTCGCATGTACAGTGCTGCTTCGTCATAACCTAATTCGAAGTCGAACGTTCGGCTAACACGATTGGCAAATTGCATATACTTACTAACATCTTTTCTTAACGTTCTATACAGCACAGGCGCAAGATTTTGCTTTAACTCGGCGTAATTGTTGTCTTCCTTGTATTGCTTATTAAAGGCTTTTTCCGTACCAAAGATTCTCGGGTCGATAAAAGATACCAACCCATGTAAATCGCTTAAACTGTTTTGCAACGGCGTTGCGGTAAGCAAGATCTTGGGAATATTGTGCGACTGGTCATAAAGCCTTTTTGCCCTTTTTGTGCCATGGAAAATATTGCGCATATTATGCGCCTCATCGATTACTATGAAATCCCATTTTACGCTAGGGTATTTCTTCATCAATTTTGATGAAAAGTCGTATGAAGTGAGTGCAATACACACTTTTTGCGGATCTTTTAACCAGTGATCCAATATTCCTATCGGGTCATAGTTAATCGCTTGCTTATCCAATATTTTGATTGTTCCATCTGGGAAATCAAACTTCTCTAAAAGTTCAACTTCCCACTGTTTCCTAAGCGATGCAGGCAGGGAAATTAATATTTTCTTTGCACCGGATTTAATTACGTACTTAATTACAAGCCCGGCTTCAATTGTTTTTCCAAGTCCGACCTCGTCAGCCAAAATGATTCCACCCGTTTTCAACGCTTTTACGGCAGCACAAAACGCATCCACCTGATGTGGATTTATATCTATTGATGTATCCAAAAGACAACTATAAGGATTTTCATCAAGCTGCTGTCTTTTGTACCTCCCGTACTGTTGAATTAACAGGTTGTTCATTTGTGCTATCCCCTCTTATCGTTCCTCTAATTGTTCCTTTATTTTTTTCGCAATAGCCTTCGCCATCAGCGGTGGAACGGCATTGCCTATTTGCGTAAATGCCGCAGTTCTACTCCCTTCAAAATAGTAGTTGTCAGGAAACGACTGTATCCTTGCAGCTTCTCGAACAGTTATTGATCGATTTTGACTTTTATCTGGATGGATAAAATAATGACCATCTTTTGATATGTGCGCCATCATCGTATGGCAAGTCGGCGTATCCCACTCTACAATTTTGAACCTATCCAAAAACGATGTTACATTTTTATGAGTTCTCAATTCAGATGGTAAATCCACATATCTCAGTCTCTTGTGTCCATCATTCCATGCATCAATAACTTTATTGTAGATTTCTTTATCTCTCGCAATATGCGGTCGAGCAACATGGTATGTCAAAATATCATTTCTATTTCTAATACCAAATTCAACAAGATACTGCGATGGTCTTGCCGAGTACTCCCTTCCTTCTTCTCCTGCTTGTATCTTTGGTAGATCACACAACAGATCTTCAACTATGTAATTGTGAGCTACGCTTTCAAATCTAGGATAAGAATATCTTCCTTCATATTCAGCTTTCCAGCCAACTATAATAATTCGCCTTCTATTCTGTAATACCCCAAAATCTTTTGCGTTTAACTCTTTGTAATCGAGTTTATACCCAACATGCGACAAGTACTTTTTCAAATTTGCAAAGTGCTTTCCATTGTTGGCCGTAAGAATTCCCGGTACATTTTCAAACACAAACATCTTTGGTTGATAACGTTTTAAGAACCTACAATACAGCTTGTATAAATAGTTTCTTTCGTCACCTTCCATGTTATCTTCTTTCACTGCTCTTCCAACTAGAGAATAGGCTTGACATGGCGGCCCACCAATAATTACGTCAACAGGTTCCTCTCCGACCAACTTATCAACCTTGGCAAAAATCCCGTTTATTGTTTCATCGGTCATTTTTTCATTAATCACCGACTCCAACAAGCATTGCGGTACTAAACTATATAGTTTTTCCCGCGTGATTTCTCCCCGCAAGTATTTATTGTAATATCCAAGTTTTCCATTCTCTTTCAGATAATGATAGCAAAGTCGTGTTTTCAAGGTGTAACACGCATCCGCATTCATTTCAACATGTGCAAGTGGCGAAAACCCATTTTCTAAAAAGCCTTCAGACAGACCACCCGCTCCAGCAAATAAATCAATATAATTCATCCTTATTACCTAGTATATCGGTCCATCAGTCTTCGACTTTTTTTATTTCAATGATATCATCAAACTCGCAGTCAAGAACTTTACAAATACGAAGCAAAACATCCATTGAAACCGTTTCATTCTTGCTCATTTTCGCCATAGTGGATGATGACATTTCTGCTTGCAATCGTAATGCATTTTTGGTCATTTTCTTATCAATGAGCATTTTCCATAGTTTATCGTAACTTATTACCATAGGAATCCCTTTACTCTTTATTTCCTATATTATACCACAAACAAAAGGATAAATCAATCCAATATTCGACATTCTAAAGAAATTCTTTAATTATCGGACACACCAATTGAGTCATTTCTCTTATACCCATCCATCAATGATTGAATATAATCCGTCACCTTTGTCACCACATCATCCGGACCTGTGACTTGCAACTTGTCTCCGAACGATAAGCACCACCCAAAGAATGTCGGACTCAATTGCACCGCCGCTTTGAAATGAAATTTCCCGTTCTCATCCGGGGTGATCTCTACCTTATCTCCGAAGATGTCGAAGATAGGATCTAAAATACTCACATCGGCTTGAAACTCTACCAATTGCTCTTCGCCTTGGAACATACCGAAAAGTGTCTTCTTGTGTCGTTTTATGTCGATAGGTGCGCCCTTGTAGACATCTCTCGGTTGGTCGTTTACCACCTGCACGTGATCCATACGGTCTATGCGATAATGCACCACGCCCTCAAATCTTCTGTAGTAGCATATCAGGTAGTAGTTGTCATCGTCATAAATTGTGGCAAGCGGATTGACGAAGTATCTCTTCCCGTTTCGTCTGTAAACCCGCTCGTGCTTTGAATTGAAGTCAAAGTATTCAAACGAAACTTTCTTTTTGTTCTCTATCGCCAAGTTGATTTCACTTATCGAATAGAAGATGCTTTCGTTTGCGCTCTTTGTAGTATTGAATTTTACGATATTGCTCCGCAAGAGTTCCGCACGGTGGCTACCGCCAAGGTCGGCTATTTTATCTAATAGGACCTCGGTTTTGCTCGGTGTAATAAAACTCGATGCCTGCACTGCGTCCATAAGAATGCGAAGTTCCGGGACATCAAAGTTGCGGTCCACCACGCAATACTTATTCGGCTTGCCGGGGTTTTTCTCGCACAATACTTCGTACCCAAAATCATTGAGAACGTCAATATCTCCGTATAGCGTTCGTCTGTCGCACTCTATGCCCATAGCAGCAAGTTTGGACAATATTTCCGTGGACTCTATGTAATGGTCTTCGTCCGAATCTTGACGCAGTATCTCAAGGATTTTTATGAGTTTTATTTTGTACGCTTTCTCTTGCTTCATCGACCGACTCCTATACCTCTCCCATTTTAGTTAACCATATTATAGCATAAATCTATACGAATGTACAGAGCAAGGTGTACAAGTTAAGCGACACCATATTTTTGAGCGTTTCTCACGATTTTGTTTCCTTGGTTCGAGGTTCAAGTCCTGCTGGACGGTGCTTATCGTCCGACAGACTTCAAATGTGAAATTACGCTTTTTTTAGACATAAAAAAAGACCGGGCAACGGGTTCTCCGTTACTCGGTCTGGTGATTTGCTATGAAATTGCTCAAAAAGGGGCGAAAATGCCCCTAAAAATGCAAAAATGATGGTCTATAAGAAAAGACTTACAGACCATCACACTTGGCTCCACTTATAGGACTCGAATATCTGCCAATGTATCATTATTCTTCCTTTATCCGTTTCGTTCCCTTGGACCAAGTATCCAAGAACATATAGTACTCGCTACCATTCGACAATCGACATATTGCCAACTTATTTGTTACAAGTTCTATTTCGTCCACGATATAACGCACTAAGTCTTCGTTGAAGTGTTCATACAGCGTTTGCAACTTCAACCTTTGAGATATTTCTTCTATTCGTTGCTCAATTGGTGCAAGACATTTATTTTCTTGTATCATTTCCTCTCTTTCCAATTCAAGGAATGGCTCAGTATGTATAAATTGACGAGATAAGTGGCAATATTCCTCATACGTAATCGCATCTTCTATATAATCGTCTTTTATTTGTTGTATTTGTCTTTGAACCCTTTTGATTTTTGCATTTACACTTTTTATGCTACTCTTGTGTGCTTTCCTTGCAGAATTGATAATCGTATCCGTCATCTCTGTGTACAACGGCTCTTTTTGAAACAATATCTGTCGTATAACCATTTGAAGCCCATCGATTATCACTTTTTCTTTTATTTGCATCATAGAACAACTGCCTTGGTCATGCCTTTGGCAAACCCAATAACCAATGCCGCCTTCTTTACGGTATTGAACATGTCGACGCATTACACCACCACACTGTCCGCATATAAGCAATCCGCTTAAGCAACTCTTCCCGCTATATTTACTTGGATACGCTTTCGAACCAGTTCGCAAGTCTTTTCTACGTTGCATCTCATTTTGAACCTCATCAAACATTGCTGATGATATAATTGGCGCATGGTGACTTTTTACGTAATAACTGCGAAGTTGTCCTGTGTTTTTATATCGTTTGGAAGCCAAGAAATCCGGGGAATAAGTTTTTTGCAACAAGCAATCGCCCTTATACTTCTCGTTCTTTAATATAGATAAAATTGTGCTATCTCCCCAGTTTTTATTTCCCTCCGGCGATTCTATCTCCCTTAGTTCCATTTCCAAGGCAATTTGATGAATGCTTTTTCCGTCCGAGTATAACTGGTATATACTCCGTACAGCCAAAGCCTGTTTGGGAATTATAATAATCCGGTTATCTTCTTCTCTTGAATAGCCGAGAAAGTGTTTTGTATGTATTAAATAATGGCCTTGGGCAAACTGTTTTTGAATAGCCCATTTGATGTTGTTGGAAATGCTTCTGCTCTCTTCCTCGGCTACTATTGCCATAATTGATAAGACGAGAGCACTCTGCGGAGAAAGCGAATCAATCCCTTCTCTCTCAAAATATACGCCGATACCATTTTCCCTTAAATCTCTAACAGTTTGAATACAATCAATTGTGTTACGCGCGAACCTACTTATAGATTTTGTAATGATTCTGTCTATTTTCCCAGCATGGCAATCATCTATCATTTTGATAAACTGTGGACGCTTTTTGTTTTTCCCACTCAACCCGAAGTCGGAATATATACCGACAAACTCCCAATCGGACCATTTCGAGATATAATCCATGTAGTAGTCTCTTTGATTTTCGAAACTGTATTCTTGCTCCTCTTTTTCCGTTGAAACCCGCGCATAGGCGCAAACTCGAAGTTTTTTCGGCTTATGCTCCTCCAATTCTATTTTCGCCGATTCTTGGATTACGGTTACCTCAGGCAATACCGAATAGTCTTTTTCACTACTCATTGTCTTCCCTCGTAATTCTTGACCGCGGGTACTTTCGTTCAATAATTTTCAATACAAATTCGGACTCTGCCTTCGTCAGCAATTTTTGTTGTCGCAGAGAGAACACGATTCCTTGTATAAGTAGTTGCAAATCTTCTGGCCCCATAGTACTTTCCGCCTCCTTTTGCAATTCAGCATAATACCATTGTTTTGAGAAGATATCCAGTGAAAAATGCTACGATTCGTGAGATTTTTAAGAAAAATTTATCACGGTTCAAATCCCCGTGGACGCCTGCCCTACTTTCGTCTTAAAAAGACGCTCCTTTTTGTTCGTCATTGACAGTGGCATAGCGATTTTATCGCTATGCCACAACTATGTTTGCCTTTTGGCAAACATAATTTCACTTTGGCGCAAGCCAAAATTTCACCGCCGACGGCGATTTCATTCGCTTTAAGTGAATTTCATTCTTTTAACTTTTACGTGCAAGATTCTTTTGTTTTTTCGCCAAGGAAAAACCGTCCGAAATACGGACGGTTTTTTGTTGTTTGGATTTATTGTTTTTTGTTGAAAAATGCTTTGTTGATGTTAGTTGTTTTTACCGAAAAATGTTTTGTTGATATTATTGTTTTTTGTTGAACAGTGCTTTGATTGCGGAAATTAACTCGGCAAACGTTTTCTTCTTAACGACAAACCAGAATATTGCAAACCCGACAATTCCGACGCCTGCAAGGCTTCCGATCACGATGCCAGCAATCTGTCCGCCGGACAGTCCGTTCTTATCGGGAGCGGGTGCGATTTCGCCGTCAATCGTGCCGCCGCCCGGTGCTTTGTCCTGATATACGGCGGTAAGAACCATTTCGTCTTTTACCACAAAGGTATATTCCTTTTGGGTGCTGACGATTTTTTCGCTTTCGTCCTGCCAGCCAACGAACTCTTTACCTTCTTTATCTTCTGCCGTTACGGTTACTTCATCGCCTTGTTTATACGTTCCGCCACCCGTTCCGCCGTTTACGGTAATAGTGTACTCGATATCTTCGTAATTTGCGGTTGCGGTTACAGCATTTGCAGGCATATTAAAGGTAAGGCTTGTTTTAGTTGTATCAAGACCGCTTATTCCCTCAATCGTCCAACCCGAAAATTTCTTTCCGATTGTAGGCTCGTTTGCGGTGATAGTCACGCTTGCGCCTTGAATAAACACACCTTCGCCTGTTCCGCCTATTACGGTAAGATTGTATGAAGAAACGCCGCTTTCAGGAACTTGCACTTCGACAACTTCTCCTGCATTGTAGTTGTCCGTTTCCTTAAACCTTATTTGATATCTACCGGACGAAAGCCCTGTAACATCGCTACCTGTTCCCGAAGTCCAAGCAGAATCGCCTACTTTGAGGTATTCCATTTCGGCTGTTATACCCGTTATCTTTCCGTCCGTTGAAGTCTCCGAAGTAGGAGCAACGGTTGTGAACAACGAAGCAGCCGGTGCAGATTGCTCCGCCTTTGCGATTGTAAATTTCCACGAAACGTCGTGAATATCGGTTGCCGCGTTGAAGTTCGCCGTTGCGGTTGTGTCGATATACACTTCATATTCGCCTGCGTCTTTTACATCTGAAACAATCACTCCGCCTTTTTTGTACTTAACCGTTATAGCAAAGCCTGTTTCGTCACCATAGTGGGCAATCAAACTAACGGTTGCGGTTTTGGCATTGCCATCATACGTAAGGTTGCTCGGTTCATAGAAGTTAAAATCGCTTACAATAGGGTTTCTCTTACCTATGCTCCAAGAGATTTCCTTGTCGGTTATCGTGCCGTCGTTCCACTTATATCCGCTCTCTAATTTTGCGATTGCGGTATAAGTTTTTGCGTCAACGCCGCTATTTCCTGTTAGCGTATAGCCGACGCCACCTTCCACGCCTATTTGACTTCCTGCCGTATAAGTTAGATTCGTTTTTGCTTTCGGAATGGCAATTTCTGTAAGAGTAGCAACGATATTAAATTTTGCGTCCGAATTGCTTTCGGCAGTCAAATCGCTTGTAAGTCCCGTGATATTTGCCTTTGGAATCGTGATTTCTACAAACTGGTCGCTAAGAGCAGTAGGCGTACCGCTGACGGTGATTTTCGCCTCGGTGTCGCTTATTCTCGTAACAGACTGAACAAGTCCGTCGGGAAGATTTGTTATCCAGTCTCCCGAAAGAGCGGTTTCAAACGTATATCCCGTAAGAGTAACGGTAATATCCGTGTTTGCAATCGCTTCGCCTTGCTCACCGAAAATAGTTACGCTATCTATGGTTGCTTTCTTTTCGGTGTAGTCCACGGTGAACGGCTCACTGTATAGCGTTCTATTATTATACACAACCTCAACCACATATTCGCCGGCAGGAGTTCCGTAATAAGTCCCATTATCTTCAAGAGTTGCTTTATAAGTAGTTCCGTCAACAGACACAACGTTACCCTTTGAAATAGTTAAATCGTTTATCGGTCTGATTTTTATCCAATTACTTTGGTTAAATTCATTACTAATAAGAGTAAATGTCACCGTACCTTTTGTACCACTTTCTCTTTCAAAAACAGGTTGCACCGTAAACGCTTTATAATTTGCTCTTACTTCAATATCCTTGTCTTGAACGGTAAGTTTCGCTCCGTTTTGGCTTGTTGCGTTTGTTATAACTGCGTCACTTGTAAACGAAAACCATTTGTCAAACGGTATGTTTGTCGTATCCGTTTCGCTCACTTGCAAAGAAGGCGCATTCAAAGTGATTTCGTCACCCGCAAGGAAATATCCGCTACCACTATTTGCTTCCTTAGGTACGCCCGGACCTGCAAGTGTACCGTTTATTGCTGCCACATAGCGCGGTGTGCCATAGCGGTAGGACGCAAAGCAATTTCCGCTATCTTCGTTTACAGCGTGGGTTGTATTATCTACGTCACCACCGGTAATAGGCCAGCCATTGCTTCCTGCTTTCTTGTATTTTATGGTCATATTGCCTGCTTTAGTCATCGTTTTGCAGTTTCGAATACCATAACTATAAGCACTATCGCCACCCGCCACGCTAACGTCAATATCGATATTGCCGTTTGTATTTATAGTTACATTGTTTTTTGCAAAAATACCTGCTACCCATTGACTTGCGGTGCTATTGTTTGTGTTTTTGGCTACAATATTAACGCTTGCATTGTCTTCAATTGTTACGTTCCTTGCATGAATACCATCAACTTGACAGTTTTCTCCATTAGACGTTGCGTTAATTGTGACTTGTGCGTTGCCTCCAATAACAACGTCAATGTTCTTAGCCATTACCGACGCTCCGCAGGCTATTCCCCATACAGAAGAAACGCTGCTTGAAGCGTTTATCGTCAATTTTCCGTTTGCATTAGACGTAATAGTTACTCGTCCTTCATGTTCTCCATCGATAAATACGCCGTTTTGCCCACCGGTAATAATATTGTCTCCGATAAGGTTGATTGTGAAATATCCTGATACAGCAGGATTTATACCTACGTTCCCGCCGTTAAAATTGTTAAGAGTCAAAACGCCGTCTTTGTATTTGGCAACGTAACCCGTATCGGGGTTGCCGTTTAGTTGATCTCCATCAGACGTTTTCAAATAATAACCATTGTTTAACGGATTATTATTTATGTAAATTATGTCATACGGCGTAAGCGTTTCTCCTTCTGCATAGACCGTACTCGTCGGGCTTGCAAACACTATGCCGAGCATAAGCGCAATGCACATCGTAAGACCGAGTATAAGTGCTAATATCTTTGATTTTTTCGCCTTGTTGTGTGTCATAATATTATCTCCTTGTTTGGATTTTTGGGGGATATTTTGCATAAAACGCGACTTTACATCGCAAATATGCTGCATTAAGTCGTTTAGTATACGATAAACAAGTCTATGTCCGAAACAGTGCCGAAATCGAAACTCTTTGCCCCGATTGCTTTCATGGAATAGGCAAAACCGATGGCGTCTTTCGTGCCGATAAGTGCGTTTACCGCCGTCGTGCCGATCTGCATGTTCAGGTTTTCGGCAGTACCTATTTTCAGCACGGCGTTCAGGGTGTTGAACAAATCCGCCGTATCATCAGCCGAAAGATTGTTAAGCGTAAGCGATTTGTGCGTTACGGTATAGGCAAAGCCGTCTTCTTCCGTCTTATCTACGCGAACGGTGGACGAAACGTAAAGGTTGTCGGGGATATATTTTTTGAAGTATTTATACGGGAAACCGCCCATATCCGCTTTGAACGGCGTAAGGTCGATTTTCGCCACGACGTTGAAGTCCGCACTGCCGTTTGCGGCGATTTCCGAAAAGTCAATCTGCACGACGGTTACGGACACTTCCTTATCGCCCAACTTGATTTTGCCTCCCGTTTGCTCGTAAAAGACCGTCTGGGCAATCGCCCCGACATGCTTTTCGGTGAGGAAAATCGGATCCGTCATACTTTTGCCCGCAAGTGAAGCAAAATTGACCGAATAACCGTTGTAGCCTTTGTCCTTTTCATAGACGATAAGCCCGTCGATTTTATCATTGACTGCGCTTTTCATTTCGACAAAATCCTGCTCGCCGTAGGCATTCGGACAAAGAGCGGATTCGTCAACGTCTTTTGTGAGCGTTTTCAGTTGTCCCGCGGTGCGGAAAAGGTCGATGCCGTACTTGGAGCGAACCGCGACGTACCCGCCGATGACGGTAACGCCGACGATGGCGATGATGACGACAAGTGTAATAAGTACGCCTTTCAATGCTTTCATATTGTCTCCGAATAAATAAATTTCTGGTTTTTGGTACGTTGCCAAACAGAACAATCCCTTTCTGTTTGGCAACATACCCAAGCCGTCCTGACTGACGGCTTTTCGATATGTCGTTTTTTTTGGACAAGCGGGGTTTTACGCCCGCTTATCCGATTTTTCAACAGATAATAACTTTTAAGTTATTTTGCTACGATGGTTGCAGTGTCGCTCAGGTTCCCGAAGCGGGCTTAACTTCAACTTGAAGTCCGATATATATATCCTCGCCTGTAAAAACCCATTCGCCGTTATTACCGGTTAGTTTGGGATCAGATCCAGTGTTTTTATAAAACTCGACGATGAGATATGAACCGACTATTTTTCCGCCAACTTCATTGTATACCCCCGCGCCTGTGCCGGGAGTGCGAGTGTATTTTGCGATGTCCTTTCCGCCATTAATAAATTTTAATTCGATTGTATCGGTGTCTTTGGCGTTTTTAAGCTTTTCGCTGAGATCACTTCTGTTCAGGTTGATCGCAAATGTGTTTTCGCCAAGCTCGATAGGCTCAATGACATTGGTGCCGGGGACGCCTAACATAAAACCGCTCCTAACTCTTGTCGCATTAGGAACTGCGGTGACTATGCATTCGGCAATAGTTTTTCCGCTCACCCTAAGTGTGAACCTGCGACCGACAAATGCGGGAACTTTTTTGCCTTGGAAATTAATGGTGACGCCTTCAAGTATTTCACCACCTGAAAGTAACGTCGTGCCTTCCGGGAACGTAACTTCGCCGGTTACTTCACCGAACGTGTCGGCAAAGACAACATTCGGTTTAATTCCCGTCTGAATTGGGGTGTTTTGACCACCCTCGCCTTTTGTGAACACTCTTATTGTTACCGTGACCTTGCTATAACCGATAATCGTATCGGGCTTGGACAGCATATATCCTCTATTAAGCTCAGCCTTCGTTACGCCTTCGCTAATACGCAAGCCTACTTCTTCACCAGCGGTTGCCGTTTCAACCTCTGTCACCGACGTGCCCGTATCCTTTTCGATTTTATTCACTGTGATTATCTTGCCGATTTCGTTGACTAAAATTTGGTCGCCTTTTTTCACCGTGCCATTAGCGATTATTGTATTGATCATAACATCACTGCTACTAGGAAAGGTGAACACGTCTTTGATTCCGGCATAGAAGGAATCGGGAGCGTTCCAAACGGTAAATTTGACCGTGTCGTATACGCCTTTGTTAAGCTCGAAGTTGTCGTTGTCCACGGTCAGGACGGTGGCGCTGATTGTATGTATGCCAATCGCATAGTATGTTTCGGGAGCGCCAATCGTCACCCATTCTACGTCGTTGTTCGTTTCTGCCGCGACGTTTATGCACGTCAAACCGAATTTTCCGCTTTCAAGGTTTTCTCCAAGTTTTCTTTCAAAAACGCCTGCGGGCAAAGTTATCTCGCGTTTGTTGATTATGATAGTCGTGGTGATTTCTCCGCCTTTCCATTCCGCAGTGCCTTTTACGGTTGCTTTCACGGTATATTCGCCGGCGTTAATCGGGGCGGTTTCGGAAAACGCAGTGTCGTTTTCGCCTTTGTAAGTAATGGTGATTTCACCGTCGCCCTTACGATTGACCTTCGCGGGATCAATGATAAACGCCAACCCGTCATAGGTTTTTTCATCAACTAAATCGTTAGCAAACGAAATAGTGTTGTCTTTTGCGCCAAGTGCGGGAATTTCTTGGGTATAACTATATCCGCATACCGTGCAGGTGAATTTCTTTTCGCCGACCACGCCGAAGTCCGCCGGTTTGGTAACTTTGCCTTCGTCAAAGGTATGCGCGGCGAAATCTCTCTTCATTACGTCATGCGTGGGAGCCGTTGTGCCACAGGTCGATTCGTGCCAATGTCCCGACTCGTCTTTTTTCCATTCCTCGCCGTAAGTGTGCGTTGCGGTGTCGGAAATTGTCCTTTCGGTTTCGTATCCGCATTCACATACGCCCTTTTCGACTTTGTCCGTGTGAACGCCTGCGGGCGTTTTTTCTGTCCACGTGAACACGTGCGGGGTTTTTTCCGTCGTGTCGGTGTGTTTCTTCGTGGTGCATTCGTGCCAGTGGGTTTTTTCGTCAAACTTCCACTCGCTTGAATATTTGTGATTCTTGTTGCATGCCGAGAATATCGACAACGACAACGCCAACACTAATACCAACGCCAGCACTGCAATGATTGATTTTCTTTTCAT